TCATTTCATCTCAAGCAACTTGTCTGTCAGCTGGTCTATTCTCTTGCGCTGCTCATCAATGATGTCTGCAAGTTTCTGTATAGTCTCGGGGTCGTTCTGACCGGGGTTAAAACTGCGTTCAACATCCTTGATGTCAATTCTCACATCCGACTCCTCAAGCAGGTCAGTGACGGATATGCTGAAAAACTCCGCGATTTTTCGCAGAGTGGCCAATTCGCAACTATCCCGCGAGTAGATGTTGCGGATGGCCGTATCGGACATGCCGATGTGTTTAGCCAAGTCTTTCACGGTTCTTCGTTGCTCCGTGAGGTACTTCTGTATCTTGTCTTTCAACATAAGTATTGTTCTGCTCAACTGTTAATAATTATTAAAAACACAAGTTTTATTGTGCTTAATCGAAAGTATTGTTGTATCTTTGCATCACAATACTTCGGGTGTAGCAATGCAACTCGCTGAGTTTAACTGCAAAAGTAATAAAAATAATGGAGACAACCAAAGAAAAAACAACGCAAAATCAATATCTGGTCAAGCGAGTATCGCTTACAGATAGCATCAAGAGTATCCCTACCGGGGTTACCGTGACTTATGACTGTCGCGAAGCCGGGCCGATGGCAAGTGCCAAGTCTTGTGTATGCCGCCTCAACAAGGCAGCAGGATACGAGGCATACAAAATCACGACCGATGATAACGGCGTACACTACACAGTTACGCATCAGAAATAAATCATTCACCTCAAATACCTATCGAATTATGATTACCAACCTTTCAAGCATCGCCTTCGACTTCAGCAAGCCCCGTGTTCGCGTGATAACCGACAATAAAAGCCGCGCTCTTGACAAGTGTTCCATGGCAAGCTACATCGGCAGTCTCTACGCCAAACCCTTCCCCACGTTCTACGAAATCTATTGGGATAAGTCTGACGTGCACTATGGCGAGATGGCAGAGAAACTCTATGAACTTTGCCTCGCAAAGGGTGTCCGCACCATCGGCGAACCCGCCCTTAATCAGCCCATCTCAAAGTTCAACTAATCACACCTGCCGAGATGAAGACAACACTTGAAGACCTCCTCCACGCAATCAATGTCATGGGCAATGACACTGACGTGTATGTTGACGGCTATGACGTAATCGCCGTTTGCCCTCCCATTAAAATCACCCCTGCTGGCCGCAAGCACTTTGAACAGGCTCTGACCGCCGAAGTGGAAGAGGGAGATGTGGTTGACAATGACGACAAAATCAATAACATGGCTTATGATATGCTCGTAGCCCTCGCCGGATACTGCTACAACGACAACTTTGAAGCATGGTTTGACGGCGAAACCGCAACTGAAATCTAACCTCCAAAACTGAATGACAATGAAAAAGACAATCATCGCTCTTGCTCTCATAGCTGCTGCTGCCCTCTCCGGCTGCAAAACAAACAAGGTCGCCCTTGACGAACTCCGTGCCGAGGTGTCGTGGAACTCTTTCTGCGCCGCCCGCGGCTACGACCTCGACGATAACACCTACCAAGCCATCAATGAATATCTGGACACATGGTGTGGCTCGGTAGAAGAAGAAAACGCCTTCATCAAGGCTGGTGTAGAACCCTATTAAAACATTACTCCCCATGAACAAGACAATTTCAATCATTCGCATAGCAATATTCTTTGTCCTCAGTGGTATCGCCATGATATTCCTCTTTGGTGAGGAGCAGGACGCCAACCTCGGAACATGGATGCTCCGCTTCCTCGTTGACAAGGCGTTTGCCTTCGTCCTGATATTCTACATCGCACGGCTCTACAAGCGTTGGAGCAAGATTGACCCGTGGTTCATCGCCTACGAAAAGAAGTGCAATGAGGTGATGGACGCGCCCAATCCCATGTACATTGACGAAGATGACAAGTAATTCCGGCTATGCTTCAGTTCTCCGACAGATACGTTTCCTACGAAACATTTCTCCACGATGTAGCAGAGGTGGTGGTCGAAGTAATGACCACTCCCGAATACATCAGCCAAAATGAGGCTTTTCGCCGATATGGCCGTGCCAACGTGGAGCGATGGCGCAAGCAAGGCAAAGTAGAGCCTTGCAAGCGTAAGCAGAAGTTGGAGTACAGAACTGCCGACCTGCGACGACTGAAAGCAACCAAGCAGGATTACCTCAATCCTAAACCCAAAAAGAAAATTCGATAGGTAACCAAATCTAAGGTTAGTTGCCGTCAGCCGTTGGGAAACGCCCGGCGGCATTCGGGGGGCTGACAATCGGTGAATGTCACCCGGGTTGGACCGGGAGCAGGCAAATAATCGTGGCCACTGAATACCCTGCAAGCAGGTTCGACTCCTGCCCCTCCCACAAAAGTAACTCAAATACTTCTTAGCTTATGAAAGCAATACAAATCAAATCCCTAACCCTCCGAAATTGGCGAGGCGAAAAGGAGAGCACCACGGTTTTCCATACCGATGGAACTCCCACCACCATCTGCGGACGCAACGGCATCGGCAAATCGCGCCACATGGACGCTTTCTGCTGGCTGCTCTTTGGTAAGGACAGCAAAGACCGCAAGGATTTCAACCTGCGTACTGTTGATGCCAACGGCGAACCGCTGCACCACTGCGAGTGCTCTGTTGGGGCAACCCTGCTTATTGACGGAACTCCGCTCACCCTCAAACGCGAATACAAAGAAAGCTGGGTTAAGCCCCGCGGGCAGGTTGAGGAGGTCTTCAAAGGCAATGTAACCGAATGCACATGGGACGGCGCTCCCGTCCGTGTCAAGGACTACGCCGAGCGCATCAACCGCGAGGTTATTGACGAGACCGTCTTCAAGATGCTCACCAATACCGAGTATTTCCTTTCGCTCAAACAAGACCTTCAGCGCGAAACGCTCCTCAATCTCGCCGGAATAAAGTCCGACACCGAACTTGCGGCTGGTAACGCCGATTTCCTCAGCCTGCTTGACATCCTCAGTGGTAAATCGCTCGCCGACTTCCGCAAGCAGCTGGCTGCAGAAAAGAAACGCCTTAAAGCAGCCGCCGATGAAATTAAACCTCGCATTGACCAGACCGACCGCATGAAGCCGGAGGTACTTGATTGGGCGATGCTGGAGGAAATGCTGAAAGGCAAGCAGGAAGAACTCGATGAGATTGACGAGCAACTGCATTGCTCCGACTCCCGAGTAAAGCAGGAAAACGCACGGCGTTCCAACCTGCGTATCCAGCGGTCAGACATCGCTCGTAAGAAGATGGAGGTTGTTGAAGCCGAGAACGACCGCCGCAAAAGCGAGGCCGACAAGGCCAACCTGCGCCGCAACGAGATTGATGCCAAACTGAAATCTGAACACTCGGTGCGCTCAACGCTCCTCATTGACATCAAACGTACCACTGAACGCATTTCGGCTCTTGAAACCAACATAACAGATGCCAATGCCCGCCTTGACAAACTCCGCGGCGAATGGCGTACCATCAAGGCCAAAGAATATAACGGCTCTGACACCTGCCCTCACTGCGGTCAGCTGCTCCCCGAAGATATGCGCAACGAAGCCCGCCGCCTCTTTGAGGAACACCGCAAGAAGGAACTTGAAGCGAACTGCGCCAAGGGCAAAGAACTTGCCGCGCAACTCAAGTCCTATCAGCAGGAGATTGAAAGCCTCCGCAGCAGTCTGGAGGAGTCCAATTCCAAACTCAAAGCGACTGACGAGCGAATTGCCAGCCTGTATGACGAGTTGAAGGCCGCGCCCTTGGTGCGCCCGGAGGCTGTCAACCCAGCCGACCTGCCTCAATATGTGGAGTATCAGAAGCAGATTGACGACATTGACAAAGAACTCGCCACTCCTGTTGAGGCCGCTACCGACAATGACCTTATCGAACGCCGCAGAGGTGTCTGCGCCGACATGGACGAAATCAAAAAGAGCCTCAACAACCGCGAGGCCATTGCCAAAGCTGACAAGGAAATTGAACGTCTCACCGCCGAGGGCAAAGACCTCGCCGAAAAGATTGCCCAGGTTGAGAAGCAGGAATATGTTGCCGCTCAATTCTCCAAGGCTCGCATTGACGACTGCGAATGTCGCCTCAATACCCTGTTCACCATGGTGCAGTGGAAACTCTTTGACACCACGCTTGACGGCAACGAGTATGAGGTCTGCATCCCGATGGTGGACGGCGTTCCCTACGGCACTTGCAACACAGCCAAGCAAATCAACGCTGCCATTGACATCAGCAATACTCTCGCACGGCATTATGAGGTCTATGCCCCGATGTTCATTGACCGTGCCGAGAGCGTCAACAAGTTCATTCCGTCCAATGCGCAGATGATATACCTGCGTGTTACCGAGGACTCCCAAATCAATATCAAATAACCATTAACTCAAAAAGCTATGAGCGAAAACAAAAGTCTTGCCGTGGCACATCAGTCTGCCATGCCTGTGGGTCTCAACTTCTTCGACCCCGCAACCATTGAGAGCCTTGAAAAGTTCTCACACATGTTTGCCAATTCCTCCCTCGTCCCCGAAAATTACCGCATCGGCGGTGTCGTGGGCGGCAAGAGCGGAGATGGCCCGAAAAAGACAGTCAGCGAAGATGAGGCTGTCGCCAACTGCGTCATCGCCTTTGACGTGGCTTCACGCATCGGCGCATCTCCTCTGATGGTGATGCAGAACCTCAACATTATCTATGGCCGTCCCTCATGGTCTTCCAAGTTCCTTATCGCCACGGTCAACACCTGCGGTCGCTTTGAGCCTCTCAAGTTTGAGATGACCAACGCAGGTGCTTGCAACAACGGCATTGCCAACGTCAAGTGCGTTGCATGGACTACCCCGAAAGGTGTAACCAAGGACGAGAACGGCAAGCCCGTTACCTCCAAGTCCGCCGTTGCCCTGCGCGGCACTGCCGTCACCATTCAGATGGCATTGGACGAGGGATGGTACAACAAGAACGGCTCTAAATGGAAGACTATCCCCGAACAGATGCTTCGCTACCGCGCCGCCTCGTTCTGGGTTTCCGTCTATGCTCCCGAACTCTCCATGGGTATGCGTACCGAGGAGGAAGTCCGCGACATTGTTGACGTTCCCTACGAGGACGTTTCCGAGAGAGTGGAACAGGAAATCAAGACCCTTGGCAACAAGGAGGAACTCGGCTTCGACCATGCCGCTCCCGGCTCTGCAACTCCGACTCCCGAACCTGCCCCTGCAGGTGTTGACCCCGAAACAGGCGAAGTGCAGGAAGCCGCCGATGGCGTTCCCGCTTCTGCTCCTGTTGATGACGGTCCCGGTTACTAATCCCTCAATTCGACACTCGCGATGAAACTCCAGATATTAGGCTCATCCTCCCACGGCAACTGTTACCTCTTTATTTCCGAAAATAGTAACGAGGTGCTTGCCGTGGAGGCGGGTGTTGACTTTCAGAAGGTACAACGCGCCGTTGATTACCGCATCGGTAACATTGTCGGCTGTCTTATATCCCACGAGCATGGCGACCATGCTTCAAGGGTCGGAGGTTTTGAAGGTCGTTGCATTGCCATCTATGCCTCGCCGGGCACGGTAAAAGCCTTGCGGAAGCCTAATGGTGCATCACCGTTCCTCCGCGCCGTGCCACCGCTCAAATCTATTCGGATATGCGGCTTTGAGGTGCTGCCGTTCCCTGTTCAGCATGATGCGGCTGAGCCTTTCGGGTTTCTTATCCGTCACGAGGAATGCGGCACGGTGCTGTTTGCCACTGATACATACTTTCTCAAGTATCGTTTCCCCGGTCTCAACAATATCCTGCTTGAATGTAACTACCGCAAAGACCTGCTTGATGCCAATCTTGCAGCTGGCCGCATAGACCATAGGCGGTATGACCGCACGGTGCAGTCGCACATGTCCTACGAGAATTGTCTGCGTACACTCCACGCCAACGACCTCTCCGAAGTCAACAATATAGTGCTGCTGCATCTCTCTGACGACAACAGCAACGAAAAGGAATTTGTGTCGGGCATCGCCCGCGAGTTCCCCGACACAACCGTTACCGCTGCTGCTCCTGGCATAACAATCAATCTCAATAAACACCCCTATTAAATCCCACAATTATGATGACAAAAGAAAACATCATCGACCATCTCACATTCAAATGTGGTCTGCGCCGTTCCTCGGCAATTACCGCAGTCAACGGTATGCTTGAACAAGTCAGCTTCGCTTTGAGCAAGGGCGAGGACGTTTCCCTGCGTCCGCTCGGTATCCTCCGTGTCAAGGACGTGCCCGCGCGTCAGGCTCGCAACATGCAGACCAACGAGCCTATGACTGTGCCCGCGCACAAGTCTGTAAAGCTGGTGCTCTCAAAGGAACTCAAAGAAAAACTCAACAACAAGGAGGTGTAAGCCATGGCACTGTGGATTGAAGTCAAAGCGCGTTACGAGCGCATGATGGAGAATGGCACGGTTAAAAAGGTTACTGAACCTTATCTCGCTGACGCTCTCTCATGCACTGAAGCCGAGGCTCGCGTGGTGGAGGAACTGACCCCTCTGTGCTCCGGCGACCTCTCCGTGCTTTCGGCAACGAAGACAAAGATTGCCGAAATCTTTACGCAGTTCAACGGCGACAAACTCTATAAGGTCAAAGTCAATTTCATCACTATTGATGAGAAAACAGCATCCGAAAAGAGAACGGCCTCTTACATTATCGTCCCCGCCGAAAGTTTCCATGATGCCTACGAGAATTTCAAGGAAGGCATGAAGGGAACAATGGCCGACTATGAGATTGAGTCTATCGCCGAGACCCGCTACATGGATTACTATCCTGTCAACCTTTCAGCCTCAAATGAAGCAGCAAACGCTGACAGTTGAGCAATTCCGCGCCCTTGCAAGCAGTGGTAAGCCCGGCGCAGGTAAAAAGGGCAACAAGTATCATGCCCAGAAGTACGGCGGCTATGCCTCCAAAAAGGAATACGACCGTGCTCAGGAATTGAAACTGATGCTCCGTGCCGGGCTTATCGCTGACCTGCGGGAACAAGTCAAGTACACGCTAATCCCCTCGCAGCAGGTTGGGGATTATACAGAAAGACCATGCCGCTACATTGCAGATTTTGTCTATAAAGACCTACGCTCCGGCCTTACGGTGGTAGAAGATACAAAGGGTGTCCGCACTCCCGAATACGTCATCAAGCGAAAGTTGATGCTTTATGTGCATGGAATAAGAATAACAGAACTCTAAATCAATTTCAAATGGCACGACCGAGAAAAACAGGACTCGATTATTTCCCTTTGGATACCGACTTCTTCTCCGATGAGAAGGTGGTTTGTATCTCCGGGGAGTTCGGTCTGAAAGGTGAACTCGCCATTATCAAACTGCTCTGTGCGATATACCGCAACGGATATTTCATTGAGTGGAATGAGGTGGTTCGATTCAAGATGGTCAAGACTATGCCCGGTGTCTCTGCCGAATTGATTGAGCAGATTGTAAACCGCTTGGTTAAATGGGGCTTCTTCGACAAGGCTCTCTTTGACTCGGCTAAGGTGCTTACATCTCGCGGCATTCAACGGCGGTACTTTGACGCTACGCGCAAAAGATATACAGACGGCAATTTGCCCTACATCATTTCGCCGTCAGCATACAGCAGGAATAACCGACTTGCAACTACCATGAACAATCCCGCTCCAGCTGCTCCTGCGCCAAAGAAGGACGCAGAACAGCGCACGGCTAAAACTCCGACTTTCGCTCCTGCCAAACCGCCAATCTCCTTGAAAGACTCCGTGCCGCAAATGAAAGGCGACACAATCTGGGGAGAGTCGGTATGCATGACTTATGGCATTAGCGGCCTTGACGCGCTTTCTGCATTGCTTGACAAGTTCGCCCGACACTGCACCAACAAAGGTCAGACCACTCATGACGACATCGTTGACGCAAAATGCCACTTTGTGTATTGCTATGAGCATGGCCTGTTGACGAGAGAGAAACCCAAACAAAAAACAACCGATGCCCCTGCCGACAATGAACCTCGCAAGTTTACTGACGAGGATGCTGATTTCGGCGCGGCTGATTACTAAACCTATCGGCTATGACAGAACGAGATGTAATGACCGCCGAGGAAGAGACCAAAGCAATTGCGGATGGTATAACTCCCGAGCAGATTGCCTTTATCAAGGCTAAACGATTGCGTGATGCCGAGGCTAATGCGAAAAAGCCCAAGCCCGCTTTCGTTCCCCCTGCCCCGAGGGTTGACGCTAACGGCTTCACGCCGGAACAGGTAGCTGCAGTCCAAAGCAAGCGCGAAAGGGATGCTTACGAGGACGAGCGCATTAAAATCGCCAACATCTGGAATAAGGTTGTTGAGGATGAAAAGAAGGCTCGCCAAAAATTCCCCGACCTTACCGACTCTCGCATTTATGATATGCACCACAAACTGTTGCTTGAGGTCGCCAACCGCATCACCCTCGCGCCCCAATGCCGCAGGTTCGTTGAAGACGAGCACAATCAAACTCTGATAAAATTCCTCCTCTACTATTTCAACAGCTGCCCGCTGGCCGAGTCGGTATATCCCAATAGGAAATACAAACTTGCCAAGTCGCTCCTGCTTATGGGCAATGTTGGTGTAGGCAAGACGCTGCTGATGCAACTGTTTGCAGAATACCTGCGCCGGATTGACTCTCCCAATCAGTTCTACAACCTTTCGGTTACTCAGATGGTCAACTATTTCACCGTCCACAACAATCTTGACCGCTTCACTTTCAATATCATTGACAATCCCACGCTCTTTGACGGTTCGCCTGTCAACGTCTGCCTCAACGATATTGGCGTGGATGCCGACCCCGAAAAGTCGCACAAGATATGGGGCACGGATGCAAAGGTGTTAACCGAGGAATTTCTTCACGCTCGCAATGAGATTTGGACGCAGTACGGCATGAAGGCACACCTTACGACCAATCTCAGCAAAAAGGAACTTGACATTGCTTTTGCGGATAAGTTTGGAGGCAGATTGCCCGACCGCTTCAAGACGTATAACATAATCATCCTTGACGGCACAAGCCGCCGCTAAACAATATCATCATGGGAACTCCTGTCATTACAACCATCGACCCTGCCGCTCCTTATGGCAAGTCGCCCGAACTTCAGTTAGCCGAACAGATTTCAAAGGCTAACAATTATGCTGAACACGCCTATTGGCGGCTTAAGAATGTTGACCGCGAGGACGCGGAGCGTCTGGGTGTAGCCGGGAAAGTGCAGAACGTCCTCGGCCTCTTGCAAAATGTTGACAACATCACTATGGACATTCAAATAACAATTAAACAAAAATCAAAATGACAATCGTTTCAACAACCGCAATCTGCCTCTTGGCTGTATTTGCATTTCTGTTCGGTCGCTCTGCTGTTATCAGCAATGGCCGACTCAACCGCTACAACAAAGTCAAGGAGGAGCGCGACAAGCTTTCTCGTTGCCTTGACAGCATTGAGGACTCATCCAAGTATGACCGCTACTTTGAGGTTGAAGAGGACAATGACAAGTCCCTCTTTCGGGTAAACATGAAAGTCTATGTGCGCAGGTCTACCTATGCAGGCGAACACATTGAAAATGTCTGCTTATGCCTCGTAAAGGAATTTCCCTATGAGGATGATAAAGACTTCGCCTTTAGCGAGGCCGAGGAACTCATTGACAAAATCAACGAGAAATAATACTGAGATATACGATGGCAAAGAAATGTAAGTACCTCCACGAGGGAAACTTCTGCGCAGCTCGCAGTTTCCGTATGCAGAACATTGCACTCCTCGCTGTAACAACAATGACAGGCGGTGTCGCTCACACCACCAAGATTAACCCACACTTCCAATGCAAGGGTGACCTCTACTTCTATGTAGAGTGCTACGCTCCGCAGACTCTTGATTGCCCGGAGTATGAGCCGGAGAAAGGAGGCGAATATGATAAGTAAAGAAGATGCACGCCTGCTATACAATCTCCATGCACAGATTGAAACAACACAAGCTATTATCTCGGAATTAGAGGAGTTCGTGAAATCGCAGGGGGAGAAAGTCCCGGACATCATTGATAAGAGTTACAGCACCTTTGGAAGTATCCACATTGAAATTCCTTACTTTGAGGGTGGACAATTCGCAAAGAAAGGCGCGAGGGTTTACAACATCAGTTACAACGCAGCTCTGCGTGTGCTGAAGAACCACATCCGCAATCTCAAAAAACAAATCAAGGAGCATAGTGATAGGCTTGAGAAAGGAGGTAGTGATGATTGAGTTCCTTACCCACATCGTGTCGGTGGTAATAACCGCCGTGGTCATAATTATCCTTGTTCATCTGCTCAACCGACAAGAGAGAAAGAGATATGAGAAGTACCAAATCACCTGCGAGTATATACTCTTTCGCTACTCATACAATAAAATGAACGAGTGCATTGCCGAACTCTGCAAACTGGGGGCTGACGGTTGGGAGATTGCAACCTGCGCAGGCGAAGATAGTTTCGCGGCTTACCTCATTCTCAAACGTGAAACCTTACATACAACTTGACAGCAATGACAATCGCCAAACAACTCGCCTTCGTTCTAGTCAAGGAGATTATCGCAGACAAAAAGAGCAGGCATATTGTCCCGGACTACGCACTCTCTACGGAGGTCAGCAATGCCGTCAGTAAAGCCCTTGCCCAGCTTGTGGCAGACGGCTCGCTCGTCCTGCGAGATGCGTCTGTAAATCATATCCCTGCTTATGAGATACCCGAAACGCCGAGCGAACCTGCTCTATAAACTGCGCCGTAAGGGAATTCGCGTTAACACCAGACAACAGGTTATAGAGTTCCCTTACGGCGATGACCCTAACCAGCATCCACAAATACCGAGACTTTGCAAAGAGTTCCATTTCAACATCCAATGGATTATCACATGAAGCATCTGCGCGTCTTTGAAGCCTTTGCGGGCTATGGCTCACAAGCCATGGCTCTGAAACGTTTGCAAGCCGACTTCCCCGACAGGCTTCATTGTGAATTTGTCGGCATTTCAGAAATCGACCGCTATGCAATTGCGGCTTATCGCGCAGTCCATGGTGATACTCGCAACTACGGCGACATAACGAAGATAAATTGGGGGGGGCAAATGCCTGAATTCAATCTGTTTACATACTCTTTCCCCTGCCAAGACATCAGCACGGCTGGATTACAGCGCGGCTTTTCAGAGGGAAGTGGCTCACGCTCATCTCTACTTTGGGAATGCCGCAAGGCAATTGAAACGAAAAGACCTGCATACCTGCTTATGGAGAATGTAAAAGCACTCAAACAAAAGAAGTTCATGCCCGACTTTCAGCGGTGGATTGATTACCTTAACTCGCTTGGTTACCGCTCTTATTGGGCGGTTCTCAACTCAAAGGACTACGGCATACCGCAGAACCGTGAGCGCGTCTTCATGGTATCTTTTCTTGACCACTCGCCATTCGCTTTCCCCAAGACGCTCCCATTGACAATCCGCCTACGGGATGTTTTGGAGCATGACGTTGATGAGTCTTATTACCTCAGTGACGAGCATGTGAAAAATATTCTCGAGCATTGCGCCCGCAAGATTAACGAAGGCTGCGGCTTTAAACCCAATTTTGTCAGCCCAGACGACATTTGTGGGACTATCACTGCAATGTACGGTCAGCGGCAGACAGACCCATACCTGCAATTGTTTATCGGCGAGGAATTGCAAACGCCTCTTAATGCCCTGCAAGGCGGCGACATTGCTCCGACAATACCAGCACACTATTATAAGGCAGGGTTTCGCGACTTCATGCCGAAAATTTCTCCAGCTCACGTTCCACACCTCGCCATTCTTGAAAAATGCGAAGGCAAAATATTACAGATGCCCCATGGTTACAACCTTGGTTCATTGTGTGATATAGCATCTGCGCTTACAACATCTAAGTGGCAAGATAATAATTTTGCTATTACAGGCTATCGCATACGAAAACTCACAGAGCGTGAGGTTTTCCGTCTTATGGGTGTTACCGATGCCGAGATTGACAAAATTAATGCAGCAGAGTATCAGCATGGGCGCAAGCGCAAGCAAATTCCGAAAACGCAGAAATACAAAATGGGGGGCAACAGTATTGTTGTTGATGTGCTTTACCATGTCTTCAAAGCCATGTTCATTGATGAGCCGCCTAAGCCACAACCAATCCAATACTCGCTATTTGATGACTTCCCCACAACTTAAAGCAGACTAATCAACTCTTAACACTAATTTTGCCAATGATGAAAAGTATTTTGCCGAACTCCCGCAAGCACGACATGTCATTCCACGCATCCGGCAGGATTGATATTTCAGCACACATTGCCCATGCTTTCTCGTTGAGACCGGGCGATGTGATTGACATTGTGCGCAACGGAGATGACGGCGGCGAACTGTATCTGTGTGTCAAACTGCGCTCCGGCTCTTATGTCGGTCGGCACAAGGGTAAGGTGTGGGCAACGTCCAACGGCACGGGGACTTTTCGCACCTACTCAACATCATTAACTCGCACCGTCCTCTCGGCTTCCGGTTTGGGCTGCAAGTTGCTCCGCTGTCCGTGCGGCTCTGTTTTTGAGGAAAACGGCAACAAGTACATCACAATTATATACCGCTGCTCGCTATGATTAAAGATATTAAATTCTCCGGCTATTCTGCGCAGCCGTCCGACTACGAATGCCATGACGGAGACCTGTCAAGCTCAATCAATTTGTTGAATGAAGATGGGCGTCTAAAGAGCGTATCTCAACCCCGAGAAGAATTGTCGCTTAGCACAGGCCACGCCTTACTGCTTATCCATTCTGTGCCCGGTCAAGAAAACTATATCATAATGACAGGCGACAAAAACGGTACATTCGGAGTTTCATGGCTTAAGCGAGAGCCGTTCGATAAATTAGCACCGTTGCCTTCTACGGCTGGCGCTTCCCCAATCAGTAATGCTCAGACCTTTCACAAACTGCTTGATATCGGCATCGTTGGAAATACATTAGCGATTGCCACATCTGAGGGGTTGTTTTACATACTGTGGAAAGACGATAATTATAAGTATTTGGGTAGTCGTCCGCCGTTCTTACCCATATCTTTCGGCGCATATCAAGCTGGGGGCTTGACAGACAGCACCTCAACAACTTATTCAAGTGTGCCAAGAGCCACATATGTTCAGTATTCTGGACGATACACGGGAGCGAATATGCCTCATGTGTCATGGACGAAGGAAGATGACGCTTTTTGGGCGCAAGTTTCAAATGAGGCGCTTGGATTGTTGTTGAGTAATGTTGCTGAAACAGTAACATCAAACGGTTATCAATATCAACCGTTCTATATCCGTTATGCGTTCCGACTGTATGACGGCTCTTATTCATGGCATTCTGCGCCAATACTTATGCTGGTGTCTACGCATAGACCGATAATTTCCATATCTTGCGCCGGAGGTGATGACAGCAGTATGACAGTTACGTGCCGATTGTCTGTTCCTTATTTTGGCATATCTTATCGTATATTTGGCACAATCGATTTACTTAAAGAATGGTCTGACATTGTGTCTGGGGTAGATGTGTTCATATCTTCTCCATTATATACCTATAATCAAGATAAGGAAATAACTCGTCCTATAAGTAGGTATCGTTTATATGATGGAATATATCTCGGCGGTGGACACCGAGGTCGAGATACTTCATCGGGGACAAGTTCAACCGATGATACGGCGACCAAAGTTCTCGTCGGCCACTATGGCACGTCCATTGATGGCCCATATACAGACCACTATATCACTACGCCTTGGAGCGAGATGAGAGATTTGGTATGCGCGTTGGCTAAAAATGAGAATTTCAACGACAAAGTCCAACACGAATTCTTGTTTTATAAAATTTCATCGTTATCTATTGATGAAATCGCTACCATGTCTAAGATGGAACGTTTGCCATTGCTTAAGGCAGACCTCTCAAATATAAATACATTGGAGAGTTTGCCGGACGAATACAATAGTCATGCAACAATACTCCCAGGCGCATTGCATACTTACAATCAACGACTGCTTATGGGTGATATAAGCATTGCCCCGCCGAATCCGTTCCCGGTATGCAGTCTTGTCCAAGCAGCGACTAAAACATCAACAACTGATGAAACGCTCAGGCCTATTGATGCCATGGAGCGAATTAAAGTGTTTACGCGGATTAACGGAAAAATTTGCGTAAGCGAATATGCTCAACCGCTACCACAGACTACAGCCGACCCGGGTTCATATCCCTTTGATGAATGTTTTCCGCGGTTCATTTATCACCCGGATGCATCTGCTTATAAAATGGAAATAACAACGCCGGATGGCAAATTCTACTCTTTACCACTTAAGCAGCATCCGCATTTGAACGGGGTATATTGGTTTGGTGGCATGGGAGGCGACCCGACAAATATATTTGACGAAAAAGACACAACGGATGGCGCGACCTCGGCTATAGTTGCTAACAAGATATATATTTCGGAAATCAATAATCCGTTTGTATTTCCCGTAACGAATATCGTAACCATAGGTTGTGGTCGCATCTTTTCGTTGCGCTCGGCTGCAAAGGCGCTTTCTCAAGGTCAGTTCGGTCAATTCCCGCTCTACGCTTTCACCGATGAAGGCATTTGGGCTTTGGAAGTTTCCGCCACAGGAACAATATCAGCGCGTCAACCTATAACACGCGATGTTTGCATCAACCCCGATGCAATTACCCAGATTGACTCGGCAGTTCTTTTCCCAACTGATAGGGGCATCATGGTGATATCCGGCTCTACGGCTACGTGCATTTCTGAAGAGATAAACGATAACTCGCCTTTCGATGTGCTTCATCTCCCGCATTTGTCCGAAATGCATCTGATGTTAAACCATGGCGAAGATACTTGCCTTCCGACGCAGCCGTTTATTGATTTTCTTATCAATAGCAATATACTATACGATTATCCACATCAACGCATAATCGTATACAGCACAAATTATACCTATGCCTACATTTACTCATTGAAGTCTAAATTGTGGGGCATGACGTATTCTCAAATTGACTATAGTGTTAATTCGTATCCAGAAGCGTTGGCTGTTAAAAAAAATGGGCGGATGGTAAATTTTGCACATACTGACGGCAACGCTGTCAGTGGTTTGTTAGTAACCCGTCCGCTCAAACTTGAAACGCCTGACGTTCTCAAGACGATAGACACGATTATTCAGCGTGGGCATTTTCGCAAAGGCCATGTTCAGTCTGCGCTTTACGGCTCGCGCGACCTCTACAATTGGCATTTGGTATGGTCAAGCAAAGACCACTACCTGCGCGGCTTTCGTGGCACTCCCTACAAGTATTTTAGAATAGCGTGTATTACCAATCTGTCAGACGATGAGAGCATCTTCGGAGCATCGTTGCAGTTCACTCCGAGGCTCACCAATCAACCCCGATAATTATTTCATAGCGATAAGTATTGAGTTAAGTTAGTGAATTAAACAAGAGAGCCGGGGCGCGTGGTGCGTCTCGGCTCTCTGCCTTGTCGGGGAGTTCCGCAGGTTGCCCGGCGGTGAATAGATTTAGAATGGGTGGTGAGGACGTATCAATACACCAGTGCGGGCGTTCTTGATACCGTTTATTTCCTCCTGCGCTTCCAACGCCTTGTCAAGCCAATTCCGCGCCGCTTCGGGGTGCGTGATGCTCAACCAATCATAGATAACCCTCGCTACCATAAACTCATGGATGAGTTTGGAAAGCAGATGCAGAGTGGTACGCGACATGGAGGTCGGCACATTCATCTGTATGTTGTAGTCATCGGGTATCCACATACGGTCGTTTATCACCTCGCCCTCAATTGCGTCTTCCTTTGTGTAAGGGTAGAGCATTTCAACGGCGGCGGCATGGACAACGCCGAGGATGCGGTTCACTCTGTCCACGTTGCCTTCCTCGGCGATTTCAATGAGGGTGTGCTGCGCGTGCTGTTTGTCTTCGCCCCATACATGACCCTCAATATAGGCATAGTTCTTGATATCATAGAGCAGTTGCTCACGATTGAACTCCAGAGTCACGCTGCGCGTGGCCTTGTTATCTGCCGCATCGGGGTCGGAGCAGTTGGCGCTGCAGCCTACATGATATATGGGGGTGGACATGGCTTAGTCGGTATAGGTGGGACGTGTGGGACGCTCGCGCTTGTAGAGGGCTTGCTTTGCGCGGTCAAGGGCTTCCGTGGCGAGATTAGCATAATCCTGCGCATCGGTCTTGTCGGTGATGACAAACCACTCCGAGAGGGTGCGGTCAACAATGTACTCATGGAGCATACCGCCGAGGCTGTCACAGGCCGAGTTGTTAAAGTTTGAAGGGAGCAGGAAAGAGAGCGTTAATTTCTCGCCGTTCTCAACAGCCTTGTTGATGCGGTTGTTGCTCGTTGAGCCGTCTTCATGTAGGTACTCGCCGAGTTCCACTTTGAGGTGCGAGAATGCGTTGCTGATGGAACGGAGTATCTGATAAGAGTGCTCATCGTCCTCGCTCGCTTGCATGTAGGCGGTGGAGCGGTAATCCTTGCCCTCTGCATTTCGCGCCTGCCCTGTCAGATGTGATTTGTTCATCACATCAAACTTGATTTCTTTGGACTCAAGCGTTACGGTTATGGTCTTTTTATTTTCCATTATCGCGGGTTATTAAAAATTAATCATCGTAAGTGGGGCGAGTGGGCTTCTTCTTATATACCGCCTTGCGGTGGATGTCATCGAGAAGCGTTGCAGCCTTATCGGCATATTCTCCGGCTTCCTTTTTGTTGGTGTAGATGTACCATTTGCTGGCGATGCCCTGCACGAAGTAGCTGAATAGACTGAGTTTCATACTCGGTAGAAGTGCCTCATCAAAAGATTTTGACACCTCAAGTCTCACCTCATAATGCTTTTTTGCCACGGTGGGCGGCAAAATCGCAGCCGCGGGGCGTATAGGGTCGGCAGGGTCAATCGGGCCAACAATGATGGTGTCTGCGGCCATGCCTTCAAAAGTAACAAGGCCAATGAGTTCCTGACATAGGTCGGCGCGGCATTCCTCCCAAAAGCGTTCAAGGTGCTTCTCGTCCTCGTCAACTGTGGATATGCGGTGCAGGGCGTTCTCGTCTCCCTCCATCTTGCCGCCTGTGTAAGCTGTGGTAACGGCCACCTCAGCCATTACGTCTTCCTTTCGGATTGATAGTGTTATCTCCATGTCAGAAACTGAATATTGAATATGTTACTCCGATGCCGATGCATGGCTTGAAACCGCCGGGGGTGTATCCGTATCCGGCGGTAATGCCAACGTGCCAGCGGTTGGGAGGCTTGTACTCGCGGATTGTTATGGTGTTGGTGCGGGCAAACACTCTGATGCTGTCAAGGTTCTGTGCAAATCCGCTCACCCATGCCTCATACGTTGAGTCTCTGTAATGCTTCTGGGTAATGGGGATTTCAACAGCTGCACTGTCTTCACTGCATAATCGGGGTGCGCCTCCTGCGCTCAGACCGTAAAGATGGGTGGTGTTACGGTTGGTCTCCTCTGTGTTTTCTTTATTCTCCGTACACTTGGAGAGGCCTCCTGCGCCCGCTCCCTGCTTGCTGACGGGCAAGCGGAATGTTTGGGTGCAGAGTGCCATCGTGGTGTCGGAGATGGGTGCTACATAGGGAATGGTGTCATACACCGTGATTGTGTCGCGCATGGCCTCGTAAGGCACTGCCGTCTGCGGGGGCGACTGACAGCGGTGCAGGTATGCACCGAGTATAAAACTTGCGATTATGGCAGCTGCGAATTTGAAAAAGTCTTTCATGCTTTGTTGGTGTTGTCGGTGATATATTTGAGGATACCTGCAACGTGGAGGTTGACGATTGCGCCCATGCCCTCTGCCGAAAGCATAAATTCCACGTCTGATTTGTTGTCTTGAAACAGGGACTCTGTGAGCACTGCCGGACATTTGGTGTGGACGAGGACGTAAAACCGAGCCTCATAATCGGGGTCGCCATCAGACCAATCGGCGCGTACAGGCACTTGTCTCTTGTCGTAGCATCCTGCTTCCTTCTTCCCTGCAAAGGCATCAATGTAGGGAGCGAGATGGGTCTGCGAGGCGTCCCAGAGGTCGGTCGCGAGTTCGTCAGCCTTGGTCTTGCCCGGCGATGTGTAAACACACCAGCCGCCAGCTGTCTTCCACTTGCCGTCAGCCCCTGCAGCGTTGGCGTGAATGGAAATGAAGATGCAGCTGTCGCCCTCGGCCTTGGCCTTGTCATAGATTGCGTTGGCGCGGCGGCAACGCTCCTTGAGTGAGATGTCGTTTTCTTCGGGGACGAGAAGACGGGCATCATAGCCTTTGGAGGTCAGCTTTGAGGCGATGCGCTGCGCAACCTCCCGCGCCCACTTGTATTCGCGGAGCGATTTGTCGGGGCTGCATTTGCCCGCTGTGTCGTAGCCGTGTCCGTTGTCAATTAGAATAATCATATCTCAGTGGTTAGTGGTGCGCCGTTTCGCTGTTCTGTGCGGTAAGTACACCGATTATTTTCTCTGCGTCTTTTTTGTCAACTGCCCTTATGATGTCGTTGATAATGTCCGGCAACTCGGTCATGTGGCTTTTGCGGCGGTTGGCGTGTTCAAACATGCTCTTTGTTTCCACTACCAGCAGACCGAACCCGAACAGCACAGCCACGAATGGGAGAAAGTAAAAATCAAAGAACACGCCGAGACAGTCAACGAGAAAGCCGATTAACAGAAACCGCCAATACTCGCTCATCTTGGCAATCGTGACGCGCAGTTTGTGAGAATGCACCCTCTGATTGGTTTTCTTCGCCGTGTAAACTCCATCCCAAAGGTCAAGCATGATGGCGATTATCACCACCAGGCACACGGCGAGGAATACACCGAGAAAGAGATAGAGTTTGTCGAATGATAATATTGGTTCCATGTGTTAAGGCGGGTTATTAGATGAGGTATGATACGAACGCGCCGAAACTGCCGAGCACTGCTCCTATGGCATCGGCGGCAAGGTCGTACCAACAGAAATGATTGCCCGCCTGTTTACGGTCGCCGAGTTCCTTGCACACGCCTATGGCGAGAGTTACGAACAGAGCCGCGCCGTAGCAGACTGCCGAGCGTGTGCCGGGGTCATTGGGGGCGAAGTTGTAAAGCGCATTGGCCATCAGCGTTGAGAGGATGATAGCCAGAAAGAGGCTCACAATAAAGTGCAGCCATTTGTCGAAAGAAATTTTACTCATGACTTTTGCTGATTTGGTTTGTATCGGCAAAGTTAGACATGAACCTTTGTGGGAGGTCTTTATCTTTTGAGTTAGGAGAATAAGATAGCCGGGGCGGCTTGCCTCGGCTATTGGTTGTCTTCTTCCTCTGTCGGTCGCCATTTCGGGCGAATGAATTTGGCGGCGTAGTTATGTCGCTTGAGTTTCTTCCTAACGACCCACAACTTATCGTATCGTGCCTTAATCTTACATTTCATAAATCCCTCCTCAAAATACATATATTCTCCCCAGACGGGCACAATCAATTCCATGCAGATGCGACGGCGTATCTTGTAGGAGTTAAAGTGTACCATCATACCGAGATAAGAGTTAATCGTGGCTCTGACTTTCTCCAGCATCGCCATGCGCCCTGCGTGATTGGTGGCAAGCGCGGCGGCGTTGTGTTTCTTCATGGCTTCAATAAAATGACCGCGTGTGCGGTTGCTGATATAGACGCGCTTGGGCTTGATAACCGCACCGACCATCTTTGTGCCTTTCGTGTAATGCTGGAGATAGACCTTGTTGGGATGCAACGTGATGTGCAGTTGGTCTTGCAGGAACTTCTTGAACTCAGCGATGAGTTCTCGCCCTTCTTCGGCTGACCGCACAAGGCAACGCCAATCGTCAACGAATATCAGGAAGCATTCAACCTTTTTGACATGGATAACCCAATCGGTAAATATTGCGCCCATAAGATTTGCCCATAGCTGCGATGGAAGATTGCCAATGGCAAGTCCGTCCATATGGAAAAGACTTTTGCGGTCGGGCAATCCCTCCCACAACTCTATCGGGGAGTGTCGGTAATAGTGTTCCTGCGGCTTATGGAAAAGCGTCTTGTGCATCATGTAGAGCAACTGCGATTTGTCTTCGCCCGTGTACTCGTCCATGATTAACTGCTCCAATGCTTCCCAAAGAATTTCCTTGTCTATAGACATGAAGAAGTTGGCAAAGTCGCCGCCCACAATCCAGCAGTCCTGCCGTGTGTATCCCTCGGTGTAGTCATAGATGTATTTCTGAAATGTCTGTATGGCTCGGAGTGAGCCGTAGCCCTTACGACAATTCATGCTCACATCGCCGACATCAACAAAATATTTCTCTATGACCGGGCCAAATCTCAACGCCTCCCAATGATGAACGGTGCGGTCGCGAAATGCTCCTGCCCACACCTCGCGCAGGACGGGATACATAACCATAAACACCATGGAGGCGTTTGGCTTATATTCTCCGCTGCACATGGATTTCCATAGAGCCACAAGGTCTCTTGCGGCGTGCCAGCGGAATTTGGTGCATGAATTGCTTGATTTCTTATTGCGCTCGCAGTCAATCCATGCTTGGATTACAGAATAAAATGGTATGTCATAGACTACTTGGGGTGTCGCCGAGGCTGCGGGGACGGGGGCTACCGCGCGAACCCTGTTTGTGTTGTTCTTGTTGTTGTTGTTCACGTTGCCGTTGTTCATGTTAACGAGCCACGCGTAGGAAGAATGATGTAGCCACTAATAAATTTACCACTCCTTGTGGAATGGTGGGCTACCCGATATCCCTTAGTAGTTGCTCACTCGTAATCAAGATGCCGCCGCACGTCCACCGAGAGAGTTGTGGAATGTTCTTCGGCGCTCTGCGTTGCCGCTTACCCTTATTACGACTCCGGCTTTCGGGCGGCTGACCTCCTCCATGCTCCGGCTTGACCTTCAACGTCTGCCGTCAGCAGGAAAATGTCGGCGAGGACTGCGTCCTTCTTAAACTGCCGCCTGTCTCGACATACCATTATAAGTGTTTTCAGAATATCAAACTCAATAAGGAACTTGTCAAGGTGTTCCTCTCGCGCACCTTTCCGGCGGTCTTCGTTGGCATAATGTATCAGCGAGACACAATTAAGCGCATGGTTTACCATACGCTCTCCAACCACATATTTGAAAGGCTTGTCAAAAGCATTCCGCGCGTCAATGATTTCAAGCAACAACTTGTACATTGACCGATATATGTTCAAATCTTCGGTAAGTGCCATTGTAGATTTCTGTTCCGGGTGCAAAGTTGCTAAAAATCCGCGAAGCCGCCGAAATAAAAAATATTTCCGACCGCTTCGCGGTATTGGTGGCGTTGCACCTCCCACTCTCCACCCCTCCTATCGTCGGGGATTACGAGTGAAAAGTGAAAAAGTGTTAAAGGGTTTTCATCGCCGAGGCTGCGGGGACGGGGGCTACCGCGCGAACCCTGTAGGTGAGGTTCTTGATGTAGATGTTGCCCACGCTGCCGTTGACCATGCCAACGTTCCACGCGGCGGAAGAATTGTACTCGGTTGAAGCCCAATACCAATCATTGGTGATTAGCTGCGTTGTGCCAAAGAAATAGGTCAGCGCGGCGTTTATCTCCTTGAAATACTTATAGAGCAGCCACAGCTGTCCTACGGCGGGCAGAGACCACTTTGTGGGGTCTTCATAGCCGCCGTCCGCAGTGGTGGACGCTTTATAGGCTCGGGCGCGTTCTGCGGCCTCAAACGTGATGTTGTTGGCTTCGCCGTGGGCGAGAATGAGGTCTGTGTTGGCTTCGCCGTCAATGTCTTTAAGATGACCCAAAGAGCCATCGCCGTAGTTGGTAAGACCTTTGACATCTTCATAGGAGCCACACCACGGCATGGAGGTCGCGCCGTTTGAGCGATAGATGTTGTCCTTGCTGATGATGAACTGCTGACGCTCGGCGCGTATCTCTATGCCGAGTTTCACGCGCGATGCCTTGGCTGTTGCACTCAGTGCGTCCCATTCTTTCTGTGTAAAGGCAGAGTATTCGCCTGTGCTCTTGTTGATGGTGGCAAGGCGCAGGTCGCGCAGACCACCAGCCCATTTCATATACTCGGCGATTTCCGAGAGCGGGGTCTTCTCGTTGACCTCTCTGAAGCCGATTTCGTTGAGCGTAGTTACAAGGGCTTCTCTGTTGTCTTTAAGCAACTGCGCTTCTGATACTGTACTCATATCTTCGGAGTGTTTAGGTTAGACAGATTGGACGTACTGCGCCCGTGGTGGTCGGGCCTTCGACATACATAGAACCGCCGCTTTGCACGTTCATGCGGTAGATTTCGCCGTTACTCCACTTGCCGCACGACCAGTGTTTGAGCATGGCGATATTGAAGTCGGTGCTCCATATCGCTGTGAGTGCTGCGTCAATCTCCGTTTTCCAGCGGAACATTATCATCAGATGCGCTGGCGTTGGAAGACACCACTGCGAGTCATCTGCAAGACCGTCCGTTTCTTCAGTAAAGGCTTTGTAGGCAAGAGCCGCCTCGGCTGCAGGTGCGCCGATTACACCGCCGTTGTTTACGCCGTTGAAATACTCTGCAATGAGCCGGGTTTCCTCATAGGCGTTGAAGTAGGTGTAGAGGTCTTTGTTGACTGAATAGTTGTGCAGGTCGGGTGTGTTGTAGCTTGAACCCCACGCCTTGTTCTGGATAGTGTCGGGCGCGATGATGAACGATGTGGCACAAGCGCGGACACGCACACCACGCAGCAGGAACAGTTCTTTCTCGGAGTCTGTCAGCTGGTCGCGCCATTCCTCCACCGTAAAAAAGAATTTTTTGCCGTCAGATTTGCGGTTGGCCGCAACGGTAACGTCAAGCAGACCCGCTCCCCATTTGACGTAGTTTGGGAAAGCGGATGCCCTTGTCCCCTCGGCTAAATCAAAGCCGAGGGAATTGAGGGCTTCTACCTGCGCTCTCTTGTTCTTGCGTAAGAGAGTTACGCTTTGCTCATTTGAAGCCATAAGAGTTTGTTAAAGGGTGATGATTTCGTGAATTGAGCGGTTTTCTTCGGCTAACCGTGCGGTGAGTTCCTCAAAGGTCTCGCCGTTGTAGTAGCGCAGGTGTTCCGCAATGTTGTCAAGAGTTACGGTCTCAACCTCAGACTCGCCGCCGTAGGTCTCGCCGTTTACCTCGTCAATGGTGTCGGTGTAGGCTTCGACTACGATGGTGATTGTAATGCCGTTGATGCCGTTGTCAATGCGTTCAAGCATCTCTGTGGTCGGCAGCTTCACAATCTCGTAGAGACCTTGGATTTCGGGCTTGCCGTTGCGGTCTTCTGCCCCATGCACTCCGAGGTCGATGAGGCTGATGAGTTCTTCGCCCGAACCTCGCAGGGTTACGCCTGTTACCCGGATATACTGCAGGGAGCAGTCTGTGCAGGACGTTACGGCCTCCACAATCTCCATGGGATTGAGTTTGGCGCAGTTCTGAATGTCAATGGTCTGCACCTTGCTGTATCCGTCAATGACGAGATTGGCGTTGGTGAGATTGTTGAGCGCATTGAACTGCAGCTGCACAATGGTATCGGGCAGGTGCATCTTGCTGACCGTGGATGCGGTCGGCAGGTTCACGCCTGTAATCTGACTGCCCTGCGCCTCAATCTCGTCAAGAGCGGAGCACCCCTGCAGGTCAAGCGAGGTCTGCAAGGTCGGGCAGTTGCACACGTTAATGTAGGTAAGCAACGGATGAGTGCCGAATGTGAGGTTGGCAAGTTTACCGATATAGCCCTCAGTCTTGTTACCGACCACAAGGCGCGTGAGCATCTTGCATGAACCGATTTGCAGGGTCGTGGGATAGAGCACGGAAAGGTCGCCGAGGTCGCTGATGCGGTCTGCCTGGTGGATGTAGCACTCGGTATCATTGGGGTTCGCTCCATCGGGCGCGGTGAAGGTGTAGGTGTCGCCCTTGTTGACGAAGTGCGAGGTGTAACCAGCGTTGCCGGAGAAGCGGAAACCGAAATACCAATCCTGCGCGGCGGTAACATTGACCTCAACCTTTGACGGTACGCTTGACTCTCCTGCGGTGTTGGCGCGGAGATAAACGTAGCTGTCGCGGTATGTTCCCGTGCAATACTTGGCGTTCATGTATTGGAAGCGTTCATACATAGCCCACTTGCGGTGTTCCTCGCGCGAACCTTGGGCGATGTCCAGATAGTTCTGCGCCGCGCCGCTACCGTCCTCGGAGGCTTTGCCGAAAGAGTCAATGTATTTGTACTTTGCATCGGCGTTGTAAACCGTCTCACTCCACATATCGCTCTGACGGGAGTTGAACCACAACAGTGCGGTTTCGTAGGTCATGCCGCCCTGTGATACCATGGTATTGTAGAGCGCGGCTTTCTCGGTTTCAAGCGAGGAGTTCTCAATGGCGTTCCAGAGGTTTGAAGACTCGCCGTTGAATACGAACTTGCCGAGGCTGTCCTTGGAGTGCGGCTCAACGTAGGGGATAAACATCAGTCGGCCTTCGTTGTTGATGAGCCAAATGGTGTCGTTGTCATAGAAGATGATATAGACAATGCCGTCAATGATTGCCCACATCATGTTCTTTGCGCCTTGGTCGGCCATGACCATAAGCTGGCGCATGATGTCGTAGGCAAGCAGCATCTTCTTGTTGAAGTAGCCCTCTACCTGCCCGGCGAACGTGATGCCCTTGGCTTTCTTCTGCTCGACCGTCAGGTTGGGGTTGTTCAATTCAAGCGATGCGAGCCAATCTGTAACGCGCTTAAGTTGTTCGGGGATTTTGCCCTGCGCATACTGCTTGTTGTTGTCGTCATTGTCGGGATAACGCGGCTCAAATGCGCCCGCCCAATAGGGAGCGTATTTGCCCTTGTCATCGCTGTTGAGCCACTCCGAGTCCATCCATGAGGGAATGTCAGAGCCGTACACCTTTGAGGTGTAATCAGAGGTGTGGAACAGACACATCGGGTGTCCGTTATTGAGGAACTCCCAGCACTCAATGTTGTTTTCAATGAGCACACCTTCGGCGACTTTGCTCATTACATCGGTGCGGGTGCAGGTCTGCCCGGCATTGTTCGCCCATACGCGAGTGGCGGCTTTCCATCGCCACATCTCGCCCTTGTCTGTCCATGCGCCGCTCTCGGCGTTGAACTCCAGCAGGTGGTTGTGGAGCGCGTTGCCTGTGCGCTCAACGAGATACAGACTCTCGGTGTCGGCCTCGGTGTTCGCGTTGAGTTCGTCAAGCGTGCCGTACCACATGAGATAGTCATCGCGGTTGACCATGCCCTCGTTGAAGCCTTTGATGTTCTCAAATCCGAAGGTGTCCTGCGTTGACTTGTCGTTGTTGAAGTTGTATTTGCCGATAAACTTGCGGGGCGAGGACTCGGTCTCTTGATGGAACATGAGTATCGGGAAACCCGCAACGGTGGTGCGCACGGTGTCGTCAAGCTCCTGCATGGGAGTGAGGATACCTGCGTTCTTCAGCACTTCATGGATAAAGTTGGCTGCGCCCGTGTTGTGTGTACCGGAGGACTCGGCAAAGTCGGCCTTTAAGCAGAATGTCTTGACGGCTTTCTGCGGCAATACCTTACCAAATCGGTCTTCGATGCGGAGAGCATATTTCTTCGCCGATGCTCCCGTCTGCGACATGATGAAGTCAACAAGAGCCTTGAATTTCCAGTTCTTGCGCGGGTAATACTGCGAGGATGTGCCCTGCACGTCATTCTGCGCTTTGGGGAGATTAAAAGACTGTTCGGGGTGCTGGCGGTCTTCGTAGATTGCCTTGGTGTCCTTCTTCTTGTCTCCCTTGAATTTGGGCAGTTCGCCGATGAAGGTAATACACGGGATTTTCTGCACGGCCTTGTCATAGTCAATATCGCCCTCGCCGCCGTCCTCGTTGAGGATGTCGTTGGCTTCAAGTTTCTTGAACATGACTGCGGTGTCGTCCATGTCGGCAATGTAATTGTTGACCATCTGGCGGAATGACAGCACGTTGTCATACACTCGGATGTTATAGACATTCAATTCGCACATGGGGTGTCCGAGGGTAATGCCGACCGCCGGGTTCTGCACAAAGTAGTCGGAGGTGTCGTACTGCACCACGTTACTCATCTTGCCGTTGATGAACAGGTAGAGGAAGCGGTTGCCGCCGACCTGCTCTACTTGGAAGCCGAGGCGAATGCGTTCGTCCTGCTTGTACTTTGTCTCAATTGTTTTCTTGAGTGCCGAGGTAAAGTAGGCTTCCTGCGCCTTGATTTCAAAGCCGACATTGCCGCTGAGGCACGAGATGAGGGTTGCGTCCATGTCGTAGCAGTTGCTTACCATGAACTCAATCTCAATGGTCTTGCCCGTCAGCTTGCAGTCTTTGCTGAATATCTGATGAGGTATGACGCAGGTTGCGCCTTTTTCAAGGTGCAACGCCATAAGCCCGGTGCTGTCGCGCATCCAGCCGCTATGCGTCTTGAAGTCGCAGTTGCTGAATATGGCTTTTGTGTGCTGGCCGTCTTCGGACGTGAACTCCCACACATCGGCATCGTCCGCATCGTTGCTTCTGCCGGAGGACGAAAGGTAGAGCGCAAGGGCATCCGTCTCGGCCTCAATCTGCGTGGCGGCTTCAAACACGTTTATCTTCACCTCCTTGGTTGTAGCACCGCAGATAAAGATGAATTTCAACTCTCCGTGCTCTTTGGCTCGGTAGCTGAATACAGTGCGCACACGGTCAACGGTGGCAGTCTGGAGCGTCTTGCCGTTGAGCGAGATTACAACCTGTCCCTGCTGTTTGTTGGGGATATAAACAGCATACGGGATTTCAATGGTCTCGTACTGATTGACGTTGGGCTGGTTGAGTTCAACGGCAATGATGGGCGTTAGGCTGTCGGCCTCTATGACTATGAGGTCATAGACAAGGACGTTACTTGTGAGGGTCTGCCCTGCGGATATCTCGCGCTCGGCATAAACCTCAAGGCGGTGTGCGCCGTGGCTTAGGTTGGTAGTGGCAATGCTCTTGACGCTCGTTGCGCCGGAGGTGGTAATTGTTTCCTCCGACAAAAGTGCGCCGTCAAGTTTGAAAGTTACTTTCTTTGTGCCCGAACCGTTTACCACATAACGGAATGGAATTGCAGAGCCTTTCTGCGTAGCGGTTGAGATGGCATAGGGCGAAGACAGCGAAAGGGTAACCACGTTGAGTTTGATATATGCCGACTGTGCGATAACGCCGTCATCGGCTGTAATCTTGACCCGGACGGAGTTTGTGCCGACACTCAGCCACTCGCCGACCTTGAACGAGCAAATGCCCTGCTCAACGTTCATGCGGTCAACGGTGCTTCCGTTCACGATGAGTTCAGCCGTGCCGCCGTACTGCGTATCAACGGACGAGTCCATGTTGTAGTGTCTCCACACAAATTCAATCGTGTAGTCATCGCCCTCTTTGAGGGTGTCAGACATCGCGCTGTTGATGGTCAGTTCTATGGCCGTGGGGTTGGTAGTGCCGCCACCACCACCGCCGGGGATTGTTACGGAGGCAATGCCTTCGCCGTTAGCGTCATTGAGCGAAAGTATTCGCGTTGCTGCGTCAAATGAAAGCCCCTGCGGAATTGTGTCCTGCACTTCCTTGATGCTCTGTACTACAGCTTTATTGGCGATTGGGTTGCTTGACTCGGCGTTGGGGGTTTCATCGACCTCAACCTTGTAGTCAATGTTGATGTTGCCCTCGGCATCGGGGGTCTTGGCCTCGCCGCCGTTGAAGCTCACGCCTTGCACCTCGGGCTTCCAATAGTTTTCGTCAACCCACTTGTCGGAGGTCGTGCCGAGGAATTGCCATGTCTGCCACACACCTGCGGTTGCGGAGAAGGTAATCTTGCGACCTCCTGTGCGCAGGTCTTCGGGTACGAGCGAGGCGGCAACGCCGCGGCTCATGTAGTTCCAATTTCCAGACACCTCATGGACGTTGATGGTGTTGCCCGTAGATGAGCCGCCGCCCATGGTAATCCAATTGTCGGGGTCTGTGAAATATTTCTTTGTAAGGTATGTGCCTACATACTGATACGTCCTCCACTTCCCCTCGCCGATGGCAAAGGTGAGTGTCATGCCGCGCACGGCAATGCCCTCGTTAAAGACGGCTTCAAGCACATTGTGCTCCTGTTCTGCGTCTTTGTCCTTGAAATCGGAATAGAACTCGCCTTCTTCAAGGGGTAGTTCTACGGTTGCATTGTAGGTGTTGCCGATGGCGTTGCCGCCGACCTTGACGAGTTTCGTGCCATTGTAGCGGTACAGTTCGTTGTCAAGCCTGTATATAACGTCAGTCCTGATGGCGGCAATGCCGTGGAAATAGGTATTGTAGTCTGCAGCACTAAGACCATCCGGCCATTCGTTTGCCCACATATAAGTAGTGCCGCCCTCATTTTGGTCGTGCTTTCTTACCCATACGCCTGTGCTTTGGTCGGGGTTGTCTTCGTAAAAGCCGTTGAAAGGCAGAATAGAAATGTGCGCAAAGTGGCTAAACTCTCTGGAGTTGAGTTCACCGAGGGTTTCATTAGTCGTTGCCAAATCTGTCTGCAGCTTCGCACCATCATCACCGGGGAAAGCGGTGCTTTCAGTGTAGCCGAGGGCGAGGTCTGAACCGATAACTACCATCTGCGAACCGCTCCAACGATACGTTTTGTTGGTGGTGCGGTCAACATAGACCTTGTCCTTTTCGGGGATACGGCCATCCATCGTAAACTCACCGAAGGAGTCTGCGTTTAGCCAATTGCTGGCATATTGGGCGGGAATGGCGTTCTTTGCGCAAGCGATAAAAGTTCCTCTTACGCTATCGAACACCACCAGACAATTGTCCGTCAGCGATACGGGGTCTATGGTTGTTGGGCTTATCGGCACGAAGCCGTCAAACTCCTTGACATCATCCATCGCGCCAGGGATATAACGGGCAGGGATGCGTCCGTTCTCGTTGAGCGGGGCAATGCCGCTGGGTGCGCCAACACTATTTTGAATAGCCTTTATGTCGGTGGCGTTTTTGGATATGCCCGAGGCGTTATTGGCAATGGATGTATCGTGCCCATCTACGCGGCCTTTAAGAGTTGAGATGCTGCTGGTGTTTGTGGTAATGGAATTATTGATGAGCGTAATCTGCGAGAGAATGCTGTCAATGCGGGCACTGTTAGATGATATGCCGCTGTCGGCTGCGCTCTTGTTGGCTGCGACTGTTGCCGCAAGGTTTTGAAGCTGGCCGTCAAGTTCGTTGACTGCATCCTGATACTGCTGGCTGTCTATGGTCGGGTTGCCCGCGGTTATCACTGCCCCGGATGAGTCAACCTGCTTCACCCATGTCCCGCCGTCTGCAATGTAGAGAGGCGCGGGGAGCGTATTGCCAACAAGTGCCCACCAACCGTCATGCGGATGCGGGTAGGCTGTGCGCAATTTTACCTCGGTGGTAAAGATGCCTTTATTTGGGCCTTTGATATTCTTGGCCTCCAACCAGCCCTCAACAGTGAGATTGTGACCTACCCTCTGACTGCCTTGGACGTTGACACCTCCGCCGACTGACACGTTGCGCCCGACCGACACATCTCCGTCTATCTGTTTTGTCGGTATTGAACTCATTGTAATGCTGATTTAGAAACTTCGGAGAGTGCCGTGGATTTCTCGGACTCGCCTAATGTGAGTAATACTAATGATGCTGCTGCATACACCACCGCCGTGTAACAACGTTCACAGATGTCAATGCCGCCATCCTCGTCTATTTTGGGATATGGAAGATACTGCGCCCTGCGTGTGTAGGCGTTCTCACTCTTGCAGGAGTAGAACTCCAGCACTCTGCCTTCGGGGCGCACGGCGATTGCGCAAACAGGTCTCTGCGCCGTACCGCGCAATGCCTTGACGCGCTGACGTTGCATTTCATATTCGGGGTCGCCTGTACTGATTGCGGTGAATACAGCTTGCTCCCAATCGCTCATTTCAAAGACGATAAGGCGCATGAAGTCTTGGGGTAAGATTACCCAGCCGCTTTCTTGGTCGCCCCAGAATACAGCATCGCCGAAATCGTGTCCGTTCTCAAGCAGATATGTCGGTGCGTCTGTATGCACACGGGTCACGGCTTCAACTATCTTGCTCTTGACTATTTCATCAAGGGAAAGAGTGTCAACGTCATCATCCTGCAACAGCTGTTCGCTCGTCATATTCTGGTCAAGACAGACACGAACATCGCGCATAACATCGTGAATGTTGTAAATCATGGCTTATGAATTTATGCGTCTGCGTTGTTGTCGCCGTCTTCCTCGGCGGCAGAGAAGCCGTTCCCCACAAAGACAACGCCGTGCTCGGCGGCTGCTTTCTGCGCGGCGTTGCGGGAGCGGACTTTGTAGGAAGATATGCCGAAGTTCTGCTGCAGGTAGTCCTGCGCATCCTGCAGACACGTTACCTCGACCTCCTTAAGCCCGGCGGCGGGTGTCTCTGCGGCGGCGTTGCCTTCGTCTGCACTCCCTGCTGGTTCGTCCTTGGCTGGCGCTTCCTGCGCGGGGGCGATGGCTGCACGGGGTTTGGGGGTTGCCATGCGGGGATGGTTCCCCGGCACTTCCTGCGTCATTATCGGGATAATGAAGCCGTTGCGGAACTCCTTGGAGTTCTCTATGACGAATTGGGTGATTGGGTCTTTGGTGACAAAATAGGCGGGCTGCGCTCCGCTCGGCGAGGACGTGCCGCCTGTGAAGGAAACAGCAACCTCTATGTTGCCTGCCTTTACCTTTCCGTGCCACTCGGTTAATTCGGGGACTCCGTATGTTTTTACTTTCATGATTTCTTGGTTTTACGAAACAGGGACGGACGGCAATGTTTCGCGTCCGTCCCTGCGGTTACGTTGAATGGTTGATATTACTCTGCGGAAATAGCACCGTAGAATTTCGTCCAGCCTCCGGCGTTGGAGTTGGCTGTGGCCGAGTATTTGTAGGCTTCGCCGCTCTCCACGTTCACGGTCTGTGCTGTAGTCTTGCCGTCGCTCCCGGTCACTGTCAGCGTGAGCGACTGTGCGAAGACGTAAATCACGCCGTCTTCAAGGTCGTCAGCTGCAGGAGCGGTTGCGCTGCTCCACAGCAGGAACTTGTCGGCGTTGGGCGCGGTCTCGTCATTGTCATCGTTCTCGCCGTCAACCCAGATGTGGCAGTTGCCTTTGAGACCGAGAGCGTCCGAAACGAGTACGCCGTTGCGGGTTGCCTCTTCGCCCTCAACGTCCTCGGTGTAGTTGGACTCTCCTTTGCGGACATAGTGGACGAGACGGTCTTCGCCGATGATGATGCCGGAGTTCTGATAGCCGCAGTCGTCAAGGGTGTCCTCAAGTTTAATCTCGAGTTCACCGAACAGGCAGGAAAGTTTGGTGACCTTCCAGCCGAGACGCTCGTTGGTGTAGGGCATCATCTTGACCTCGGGGTGCTTCGACCAATCAATCAGCTGGAGTGCCTGACCGAGGTTCTGGCCCACGAGGAAGATGCCGCTCTTGGGCTTGTCTGCGCCGCCGTAGTAGGTCTTGATGAGTGCCATGATGTCTTCGAAAGTCCAGCCGCCGTTGTGCTTGATTTCGCGCTTCACCTGCCAGCGGACGCCGTTGGTGGTGTAAGACCATTGGTCATCGCCCATGGACGAGCGGACGAGCATCTTGTTCTGCTGCGAGATGAGAAGGGTGCGGTTGCCCGCGGCCTTGAATTCGCGCAGCTGCGCCTCGGCCTTGACTGCTTCATCGTAGGGGATTTCCATGTTCTGGTCGGCCAGATACTTGGAGACGATGCTTGTCATGCCGCGCTTCTGCAGGTAGAGGTCATCGGGCACGGGGATAACGGTGTTCGGGTCAACCCATTTCTGAGTCTCGTAGAGCGCGTTGCCCATGCGGACGAGCTTCGTTCCGGCGGCGATTACGTTGGTGTTGCTGGCGGCGGGGCTGGACGATGTGGGCAGACTGCCGTATTGGTCGGTCACTGCCTGCTTGACGCCGTTGGTCGCTACGCAGGTGATGGTGTCATCGTTGTTGACGCTCTTGACGAACAGCTGCAGCGGGCGGCGCGTCTTCACGTTGCCCGCGCCCGTGACGTAGTTGTAGCCTTTAACGCCTTTGACCATGAGTGTGTCATAAGCGCGGATTTTCCCCTTGTCGGCGTTGACCAGGGTGATGTTGTTGCCGCTGACGGATGCAACGGTGACGATGGGTGTGCCCTGGTCGATTGCGTAGTGTTTGACTTCCATGGATTTCACGTTCACACGCTTTGCCATCAGCATAAGCTGCATGAGGGCATTCTGGTCGCGCTCAAACATGAAAATCCTCTTGTCTACTTCGGGCAATACCAGTTCGCCCATGCCGCCGCTGGCGTTCTGCACACCCGAAACCGTGGTGGGAGCACCACCAATGTGGGTTTCAAGACCTGCAGTTCCTGTTCCCATAGCGGGCTTTACGTCCACGGGAGTGCTGGCACTGCCCGTGTTGGGAGTCTGTGTGGTTGTTACTGTCTCCATGTTGTCTTGGGATTTATTGTTAATTATAAATTTGCTGTTTAGCCTATACTCTGCTTCACAAGTTTAGGATTGTTGGTTGCTTTCCCGGCTTCCATGAGCGAGGACACCGTGGTGCATACGCCGCCGAGATGCGTCCTCAGTCCGGCAGTGCCCTTGGCAGGTTCAACTGCCTTGGTGGCGGGTGGAAATTCGACCTTGATACTCATGGTTATTTGGCGGCATCAGCCATGTCGAAAATGTTCATGGGTTTGCGCTCTTTAGCAGCCGGGGCATTGTTCGCTCCCGCGAGAGTGGGAGTGCCATCGCCGCGGCTGGGCTTCCGCAACTGCGCCTCTGCGCGGGTGTTCTTGCCGCTGATTTCTCCCTGCTCTCTTGCAGTGGCCATGTCTGCGTCATGATTTATAGCCTTGAGAACCATGTCAATGGTCTCGGGCTTGATGATGCCGAGCACTGCGTCATTGGTGATTTCCTTGACGAGGTCGGCTGCTTGGTCTATCTGCTCGTCAGTAAGCCCGAGTTCGGTCTGTTTCTGTTCAAGCATGGCGAGAGTGGCCTTCATGTTCTTCTCCCACTGTTCTTCAAGTCCTTTCTGCTTGGCCATGCGTTCAACATACTCCTTGTTGCTCTTGGCAAACTCGTCCATCTTGGAGGGGTCATCGAGCATCTCCTTGACACCGTCAATGCCGATGCGGTTGATAAGCGACACCCACGGGTCTTTGCCCTGCGCCATGTCGGTAATGAACTGAGCGCTGCGGCCATCACGATTGAACATGTCGGTCAGTTTGCTCTCGCGCTCTTTGTAGCCAGCCAGCTGACTGTCGTATTCGTCATAATCGTCATTAATCTGGCCGAATAACGCCTCGTCATCAGCATACTCTCGGTCGGGGTATTTCTTTTTCAGACGCTCGCCGAATTGGTCTCGTCTGCTCTTAACTTGCTTTTCCTCAGCCATGTTGAATTTTATATTGGGTTGGGTGTAACATTTTATTGGCAAAGATAAGCACCCATTTTCGGGCGGTATCTTTATCTTTTGAGTTAGATTGTGTAAATTTGCATTGGGCAGAACCTCAAAACATTATGCAATGAAGTCGTTTGGTAGCATACTCTCCTTTACCCGCGAACGGAATGCCGCACTGCTAAAGGCATACCGGGAGCAAGTCAATGCTGCCGACTTCATCCGGCTCAACGAAATCGGAGAGAAAATTGTCAATTCTCCCGCTCCGCGCTTCTGGGTTTCGGAGGAACGTGCCGCCGCGGTGGTATCGTCCATCATGCGCGGTAAACCCATATTAGACACCATGCGCCCGACAAAGCGCGAGATGTTTCTTGAAATACACCGCAGGGTCGTAGCCCTCAAAGAGCAACACCCCGATTGGACACTCTGCGCCTTGGTGCTAAAGGTCGTTAATTCTCCTGCTCCAAAGTTCTACATGGAGCCGTCATCCGCTCTTGAACGTCTGTTCAAAATCCGCAATGGTTGGTACGAAAATGGCAAAGGAAAGTGTAATTTATGACATAATCGCCGAAAATGACAGTCGCCGCGATAATATGTTTTCTCGCTTCAACCCGATTACAGGAGAGGGGTCTGTGGGCGAGCGCATCCTTGTTTGCCTTGAAGATTTCCCGCTGAAAAAGATGTGGTTGCCCGTGCGGATGCTTGATAACAATTTCATCAAGGAGTTAATCAAGCAAAAGGGCATTGACGGTTTGCTGCGTAATGTCATGGGCGTTAAAGACCCCGAACCCGAAGACCGCGAGGCTGTGTTAGACCGTTTTATTCGCGTCCGCAATCTGCATGACTTCCCGTTTTGGTCGGCGACATTCGTTTATATCAAAAACAAAGAGCCAGGTCAGCCCGACTGCCTTTTCCGTCTCACATATCCTCAACGCAGATTTGTTGAGATGCTTGAGGAAATGCGCCTCGCTGGTAAGCCTATCCGTATAATTCTGCTGAAGGCTCGTCAGTGGGGCGGCTCTACTACGTCCCAACTCTATATGGCATGGCTTCAGCTTGTACATCGCACAGGCCTCAACTCTCTTATTGTCTCCAACTTCAACAAAGGTTCGGAGACTATCAAGGGTATGTTTAAGCGCATGATTGATGCTTACCCTATATCCATGCTGCATGAGGTCGGCGAGGTGTATGCCGAAAACGAGGATAAACTTGTTGGCGTAGGTCGCTCCGGCCTCACCCAGCTTGTGCCACAACGCAACGCCACAATATCAATCGGTTCTGCCGAGTCGCCGGACTCCTGTCGTGGCGGCGACTACGCTTTGGTGCATTTGTCGGAGGTCGGCCTTTGGAAAGCAACAGACGGTAAGAAGCCCGAGGACATTGTGCGCTCGGCGTGCTCCGGCGTGCTCTTTCGTCCGTACACGATGATTGTCTATGAGAGCACGGCTAATGGCGTCGGCAACTTCTTCCACCGTGAATACTCTGCCGCCAAAGACCCGAAAATCAAATCGCAGTTCACGCCGCTTTTCGTTTCGTGGTTCGACATTGAGATGTACCAGATACCTTTCGCCAACAAGAAGGAGTTGGTGGAGTTTGCCGAAAGCCTATACAACAACCGGGATAACGCTGCCGCCGTCTCCGACCGTGAGGAAAGCGGCAAATACTTATGGTGGCTGTGGGAAATCGGTGCAACGCTGGAGGGCATACATTGGTATGTTGAGGAACGTGCCAAATATAGCAATCACGGCTCTATGGCTTCCGAATATCCGTCTGACGATATAGAGGCGTTTGTCAATTCCGGCGCAGCTATCTTCGACAAGTATGCCGTAGAAAAATTACGGCCAGCCGCCAAACAGCCGCCAAGATATATCGGCGAGGTTACTGCCTACGGCGATGAGGGAGAGGACGCACTGAAAGACCTGCATTTTGTATCTGACAAGCAGGGCTTGTTATGGGTGTGGAACTTGCCCGACCCGATAAGCCCGAACGACACGGAGGAGGTAACAGACCGCTATCTGACTGTCGTGGATATTGGTGGCCGCTCGCATACTGCGGACTGGTCTGTAATCGTTGTGTTTGACCGTCTGTTGATGATGGACGGAGATAAACCCGCCGTGGTGGCGCAGTGGTACGGACATATTGATATGGACTTGTTGGCGTGGAAAGCGGCGCAGATTGCGGCGTTCTATGACAACTCCCTGCTCGTTATTGAGTCCAATACCTTGGAGACCCACGACCGGGAGCGAGACGTGGACGGCGACCAATCCAATGCAATCCTAAATCAGATTAAGGACATCTATCCCAACCTCTATGCCCGCAAGCAGTCAGAGGATGCCATCATGCAGGGATTACCCGTGCGCTATGGTTTCCACACCAATGTTGCTACGAAACCCATGATTATATCCACGCTCGTCAAGGTCGTCCGCGAAGGACTGTATGTAGAACGCGATGAGCGGTGTGTTGATGAGTATCTAAATTACGAGAAGAAGCCCAATGGCTCTTTCGGCGCGAAAGCGGGAGAGCATGATGACTTGCTGATGACACGCGCAATCGGTCTGCACATCTGTTTCTACGAAATGGAGTTGCCGCAGGTCGTGGAACGTTGCGACAACTCCCTAAAGTATTCGCCGAGAATTGTGTCGGCGGCTTCATTCTGATGTTTATGCAGATTGCAGCTGCCCGGGCATCGCGCCGTGCAGCTGGTTCACTGCATCCATGTTTGCGCCCTGCTGGGCCTGTGCCAGCAGTTGCGGCGATACGCCTTCGGGCACTTGACCCTGCTCCAACTGTTCTTTCTGCGACTGTATGCTCTGCAGCAGTTCGTCCGCAAATGGGAAATTACCAGCCTGCAGCAGCTGTTCAAGCGAGATTGCTTGCTGCTGATACAACTGCATGAGGAAATCGTTTGCCATAGCGCGATACGCCGGAGTTGCGGTGCTCGGCACAATGCTGAGGTCAAATTCAACATCGCGTATCTTCCGTGGGTCGTATTCAACCTGTGCGCTAGCGCGTCCTGCAATGTTGAAGACGCGCTTCTGGTCGTAGAACTGCTGAATGTTCTTAACATCCTTATAGGCTGCATCGCGCACGAATTCGCTGAATGTGTCAAGCAGGTCAAGGAGTGAGGTGGTGGCGTTCTGTGTCTGCTGATTGTAGAGGGCGGCACTCATACCTGCGTAGCCGGGTTTGCCCTGCAATGCGCCGTTCACTCCGCTTATGTCTTCAAAGAATTTCAGCTGCAGGTTCAGCAGCTCATTGATACCGATGTTGGTTGAGTTGCTTGATACCTGCCTCGGTATTTCGCGGCTCTTGCTCGGAGTATAGACGATAACGCCGTCAAGCCTGCTCCATGTGTCGGCAAAGTCTTCGGGCGACATTCCTTTGGGAATACAGTCGCTCGGCACAAGAAGCACACCCTTGGCCGTGCTTTTCATTATCCAATCGTAGAGGGTAATGAGGCGGTTGGTATATCGCTGCTGGTCTATCACGTCAGCCACAAAACTATGTACCTCTCCATCTATGAAAGGGTAGGCTTTGAAAACGTATGGGTGGCCTTTGTGCTCGTAGGGCGTTTCTCCCTCGCTGAGTATGTCGCCAAACGGAGTGAGGTAGTAATAATACCAATAGGAGTCCATAAACCACTCGGCGCGGATTAGGGGCACTTCTTCCTGCGGTATGCCCATGGACGCGCCCTGCATGATGCGCCGGGCGTTTTCTTCCACAACCATCTCGTTGTAGTCTTCAGTGTCTATCTTGAAAACATCGCCGTTGTTGTAGTCATGACACCAATAGCGCGGCTTTGTTTCCTTGCGCCATACCTCAATGACACGGCAGCGGCTCTCATCGCGCGGAATAAGGAAATCAACTTCGGGGCTGTCGGATGCCGTTCCGAACTGCTTCCAATATTGGGTAAAGGCATTCTTCTCTCTTGCCATGCGGTATATCTCCGCGAGTTTGGCGTAATCAGACGGGCTTTTGGCAAACTCATGGCATACGTCTTCAAAACTTACGTCATGCACCTCGCCCACGCAGCTGCAGTCCCATGTGCGGAAGTCGCGCATATTGTTGTCAATAAAGAAATTGTTCGGCTGCACATATTCAGTCCAACAATCTTCCTTGTCGTTCATGCGGCCAAACCACTTGCGGTGCACAATCATGCCGGAAATAAGAAATTCCTCCATGGTGCGGGCATAGACCTCTGTCATTCGGTTCAGCTGCATATTGTACTGCAATACGGTTGACATGGTCTCTGCAAGTTTCTGTTCGTCTCGGTCGCGGGCATAACAGGTCGGTTCGGTCGCCTGACCGCGATACACGCCTATGACATTTCGCACAAGACGGCGAATGAGATTATTCTTCAATGGTATGTGCCCCTGCTTCTTGATATATTCCTCCTCGGTCATCTTCTTGCCATTGACGCAGACAATGTCGCTCCATTGGTCGCCGTAGGTATAACGCTTGCAGCGTTCTCGCTCTTGACGGAAACGCCACATATTCTGGTAAAGGTTCTGCGCTTGCAGCAACACGTCAGTTGCCCGGCGCATATCATCGCAACGGCTACGCTCGCGGGCAACGCTATCCATGTCGGTAACGCTGGCGGGCTTCACTTGACTCAATCTGTTAAGTTTTATCATATCGCGGTGTATGAATTTGTGTCGGTGGCAAAGTTACTCACCACCGACACAATAATAACTTTATCTCTTGACTCCCTGCGCTTGCTGTCGCAGAGTTGTGTACTTGGCCGAGAAGCCGTTCATCAGAGTTGTCAGTTCCGATATTGAACTTTGCTGCGCCTCCGGGGTCTCGGCTTGCAGAGCCTTGACCATTCCTGCGCGGTACTCCTTTATGGTCTCGTTCAGCAGCGCGGCCTCTTCGGGCGTTTTGCTCTGCAGGAGCATCGTAGACATCTTGCTGAGTTGTTTGTCAAGTGCTCCGAACTGACGATACACAACGAGGTCGGGGTCTTTCTGCAACTCTGCAAAGGCTTGCGCGGCGGCTACATAGTCGGTCTTTGCCAATGCCCGTGCATCTGTCATGCGCTGCGAGATAGCTTTGTATCGTGCCTCATAGTCAGCGTAGGCTTCTGCAACTGCTTTGTCACTCTGGCCTTCCATGCGCTCCTTAATCTTGGTCTCGGCGGCATCCTTGTATTTGTCGAGGCGTTCCTCGTCTCCCCACGACCATGGGGCAAAAGGAGTGCCGCGCTTAACCTTGTATTCGGCGTAACGCCGTGCGAGCTGTTCCGGCGTGAGTTTGCTTGTCTCCTCTCCGCTAAGTCCGACCTCGTCAAAATACATCTTGTCAATCTGACTCTGCGGAACTTGCAGGACACGCATAACAAAGATTGCTGCTTCGTGGCTTAACGCGGGGTCATCGCCGCAAGCATCAGTAATGGCTACGGCTGCATCTGTGATGCTCTGCGGGTTCATGCCGATGCCGGACTGCACAATCAAGTTGATAATGTCGTTGACGGCTTCGGCGTTCTTGCCGCCGATGAATTTGTTGGCAATCGTGTTTATATCGCTTGCCAGCGGCATATCCTTGCTGAGTTGATTGAAACTCCAATCTCCACTTGCCCACATATTGCCAAAGCTGCTTATTACATCGCCGCCCGTCAAGCCCTCAACACTGCCGAACATGGAATGTGTTATAACATCATCCCACATCTTGTCCTTTTCGTTGTCATCATCGCCGAATAGGATATAGGGCAGATATGCGCCCAAGTTCCAGGCCATTTCAAGTATGAAGCCGAATGTTGCCAAACGGATTGCATCTTTCTTCAGCTGGCGGCTGAAACGCTTTCGGGCTGCGCTCTGGGCTTTGCCGCGCTCGTCATCGGTAGCGTTGTCGGGGTCAACGTTCCAATCACGGAGTATCTGCTTTGTCATGAAGGCAACGCTCTCGGCACGTTGACCGGGAGTGAGGTTGCGTTTGAGATTACGCAATGCGTCAAACTCTTGGCGAGTGTAGGACATTGCCGAGTTGCGGAAGACGGTAAACAGCACACTCAGCCACGAGCGGTCAACCTGCATAGTGGAGAGGAAAGGAGACTCGCTTGACTGCTGCGTCTGATTGAACAGGATTGTAGCGTCCTGCTTGGCTCGCTTCTCTGCCATGTCGGCAGGATAGCCCTCTTTGAGGTACTGTTTCAGTCGGGTCTCATACATGGCTCTTGCGCCGATGCTGATAGTTACGGCATCCACAAAGGCGTTGGGGGTCATGCCTAAACGCTGTGCAATTTCCATAACACGGCTACGCCACATATTCCAATCCATGCTGGATTTGAGAAGACGCGGGTCGCCGCTGATGCGCGAGTGCCAACGTTCACGGAAGATTGGCAGGTTGTCAAGACACCACTTAAAGTCACCGTAAGGGTTGGCGATACTCTTGGCGATGGCTCTTGTGCTCACCTCGGGAGCGTATGCAGGTGCAGAAAGCAGCTGCTTGAGAGCAGTGAACAGACGGAAGCTAACCTTTGCGGCGGTAACGCCCTTGGCGATGTTGACCGCGCCCTTGTCAAGTTTGGCAATCGGCGGACGGTATTCACCTGCGGCCATGAGGCAGAGGTCGTTGAAATTATTCCACAATGTGCGACCGCCGCCATAGACGGTTGTCATATTGATTACCTGATTGCGGAAACGCTTGTAGGTGCGCAGGGTGTTTATGTCTCTATTCCACTCCGCATAAGCACTCCAATGCTCCATCTCTGCGATATGGTCGAGCACTACACCCAGAGCGTCAGCCCCGGTAACATCAAGGTAATAATTGTGCCTTGTACGCTTGACAATGCTGCCTGTCTTCGTGGTGATGCCTTCCGGCTTATTACGCTGATTAACATCTTCCTCTTTGTCAATTCGGGCATTTGCCAAAACTTTGAATGGGAAGTAGTCTTCAATCGCGGCCATGCTCGCGCCGAACATGCGCTTGTGGGTCTCGTTGTATTCGTTGCGGGTGGCGACAAGGAATTCACTCTGTATCCAATCACCAAGGGCTTTATAGCGCGGGTCAATGAATTGCTCGATGTCGGCAATGTTTTCGTCCGTTATGCCCATGAGGCGCAACAGCCTTCTGCCCTCAGACATTTTGTCAACCATGTAGATGTAGAGCAGATTCCCCTGCGTCAGTTCATGTTCGCGCATTTCGCCGCCGTCCCAGAACGAAACGGTTGCCTTGGGTAGTTTGGCCTCCAAACGGATAGCCTTGCCTATGGTCATGCCCTTGCCGAAGATTTCCTCAACCTTGGCATCCAGCTGCGCGAACTTGTCTTTTACGCCTGTCAGTTCTTTGTTGCGGCAGTCAACCCATCCGCGCATGAAGCGGTTCCACAGATAACCCTCTCCGCTTGCACTCTTATTGCCGAAGGTGCGCAGGATTTGGTCGAATGTGGCGAGGGGCGAGAAAGCGAACTGCACAAAGCTATTGTTGACAAATTTGTCTTTCCAATCATCTTCATGATATTCGTTGAACTTTCTTCCCTCCATGTCGGAGTTGGCGTTGTGGTGTATCTCATTCACGCGGGCTTTCTCTGCTTCGCGGAATGCCTTGGCGTTCTCAATGCTTTCACGCAGGGAGTCGGACAGACGGCCCACGAGATTGAAATACGCCTCGGTGCGGTCAATTTTATTCTTGCGAATAGCGTCCTCGGTGGCCTCCACAAACTGCTTATAGGCATCATCAGTCATGCGTCCGGCATCCTTGTCTTCCTTGGCAATCTTGATACTGTCGCGCAGAGCTTTCTCGTCCGCTTTGCTTGCGGCGATATTCTGCACATAGTCAAGAGCCATATTAAGCCCGGCGTATTCAAGTGCGGCTTGGTCGGCAATGGTCTGGTCGGGGTCGCTCATGCGGTTCAGTGCTTCGGCAATCCTATTGGCGATGTCGTCTTCGGTCAGCCCCATGACTTTCTTAACGACTTCCAATGTGCGCTGGCCGTCCACGTCAAGTGCACCCTGCACCTCAACGCCGCGGGCATCAACCTTACTACCTCGGATGGTGAGCAGTTTGCGCAGGGTTGCCTCGCCGTTGCGCAACTGATTGTTGACCATGATGTCCATAATCTTCTGCACACTCTCCTTGACGGCGGTATGGCCTACGGCGTTCTTGACTGCCGAGATGAGACGTTGCATTTCGCCGGAGGTCATGTCAGAGAGATAACCGTTCTGCATGAGGATGCGGGCGAGGTCGGCAACGCGCTTAACGGTCGCCTGGTCGTAACGCTTCTGTGCTGCCATTGCGCGGCGCAGGGAGGTGAGGTTACCGCCAATCGCCCGCATGGCATCGTTACGCAGAGTGAGGTCGCCACTCTGATTGTTGCTCAAGCGGATGGCTGCGTTTGTAATGCGCTCCTCAAAACCGATGCTCTGGTCGTTCCAGATGTCGCCTGTCTCGCCGTCTCGGAAGCGATACTCATAGGTCGGTTCTTCGGCTAAACCACTCTCATCCAAAAGTTTTTTGCCCGCATCATAGGATTTCTCAACATTTTCAAGTAACTTTGTAGTCCCAAGAGCACCATTCCGAATTGAGGATGCGTTCTCTTGAACTCCATTGGAGTTGTTGGAAGTCATTGCCAAAGGTTGGCCGCTACCGTTATCGGTACTTGCCGAGGGCGCTTCCAGCAACTCTATTTTTGTTACCTCAAAGCTATGCGGAGTGTTTGGGCGATTGTCATCAACAAATTCTTCCATTGTAGTCTTCACCCGATATATCTTGCCGTCAATCTCTGCCGCGCCATAGAAGCGGTGGATTAAAGCGGCGTTGTTTACTCCGTTCTCGGGCTTGCGCTGGCCGTCAGCACCCTTCTTGTAGTCGGGGTGTATTTCGGCTTCAATGCTTTCGCTGATGATTTCGGGGAGTTTGGTGAGGGCAGCAAGATGCACGCCAAGGTTTTCACTTCGGCCTACTGCGGAAACAGATAATTGCTTTTCAACCTTGTTTTTGGATATGCTGTACTCAAATTCTTCTCCGCGGCTATCGGTGGCGGTATGGAGTCCAACGAGGTGAGCCTTAGCCCACGCTTCGGCTTGCTTGATGGGCTTATCGCCGCTGAACGGATGCTGACCTACGCGCACAATCCGTACCTCTCCATCATTGAGACCCGGCGTAACAATGCCTTTCTCGCGGATAGCACGGTCGCGGGTAGACTCAAACTCCCGCTTACTGCGGCTCATTGCGCGGGCACGTTTCTCGCTTTCGGTCGGTTCGGGTTTGGTCTTATCATTCAAGCCCAATTCCTCACGCTTCACGGCATCACGCGCCATGTCAACGTAGTCTCCTTTGGAGCGCAGACGTTCATGGCTGCGCCACAGTATGTAGCGCAACTCATTGTCGCCGAGTTTTACCCACTTCGGGAGTTTCAGAGAGCCGAGGAATTTGTTGATGGCTTCGAGCACTTTCTTCTTGAGTTTCTTCCAAAGACCGCGCTCGGCCTTGGTAAAGTCCTCAAAACCTTTTTCACTCATACGTCCGAACATTTCATCCACGGCTACGCGGCGGTGATAGTCGTGTCCCTTGGCAGGGTCGTTCATGAAGCGGCGGGTGGTTTCCTCGTCAATCTTCTGTTTCAGTTCGTCCTCAAGGTGGTCGTAGATTTCATCGCAGAAGGCATCATAGTTGTCTTCGCCAATCATCTCACGCAGTCCCTTGTGGGCTACAACCTCATGGAAGACACTCTCTGCAACGTCTTCAACATCGGCATTGTTGGGAACGACAACAACGACTTCACCCGTCCTAACGTCATAGAAACCCTTATGGCGGCGCATGGCTGCTTGTATTTCGGGGTTCTCATGAGTCAACTCATTCACATCGGTAACGATGCGAATTGGGGTGTTGAATTTCTTTGACAGCCTTTCCGCATATTCCTGCTTGGCCTCCGGCGATGTCTGACGTTTCTCGGCTTCGCGGGCATTGATGCGCTCAATCTCGCGGTCGGTTATGTATTCGGCTTTGCCGAAGTTGCCAGCCTTACCAGCGTTGCCACTGGCTACATCGGAAATTTCCACACCAAGACGCTCCAACTCTTGTCGCACCTGCGGTTGGATTACATTGTACGGGATGGGGATATTGGTGCCGCGCAGTTGCTCTGCAATCATTCGAGCAACTTCGCGGTAGGTAAGGATGCGCACGGGTTTGTCGTATCGCGTGAGGATGACGCGGCGAGGTCTGCCGAGGTCAGACAACTGACCGCTGACGGGACCGCTGTGCCACGACATTTCACCAACGGAGTTCTTTGCATACTGTGCCCGGTAATTCCCTGCAAGTTCGCTTTCGGGAATTTCCACCTCTACTGTTACAAGGTTTGGGCGGTTATGTGCAGACGTGAATTGGTCGTTGAGAACGGTGCGCGAGGTGTGAATATATGGATTATAGGCAACGGGGGGCAGTTCGCCTTTACCGAGACCTTTATTGAGAATGATATAACCCACCTCAACACCGTCATCACCTATGCGGGTTTTCTTGACGATTTCGGGGTGCTCCTCGCTTTGTTCGGGTATGCCAAGTTTGATTTCCGGGGTTTCTACGCCGTTGACTTTTGTAGCCATAGGTGAATAGAGTTTGCCTTCAATCAACTGCATGGTGCGGTAAACTTTCACGGTCTTGCCATCGGCAAACTCGGAAAGGACACCCTCGTCTTCCACCTCGCGGAAACGGGGGTCGGGTGCGCCATAGTCGCTGCCTGGCTCACGAAGCAGCCCCTCATCATTTGCGCTTCTTGTGTGATTGCCCATTACGCTTACCACATCAAGCAGTCGAGTTTTGCCGACATTTTGCAACTCGGTCTTCACTCTTTGCCATGCGGTGCTTGCTCCGGCAGTCATCTCAAAATCTCCGTAGAGGATTGCATTCTCTCCGCCGAACTGAATTACGCGCTCAGAGATATAACGGGCAACTTCGCGCGGGTTGCTGCTTATCTCGGTAAAAGGAGTGTGTATATTGCCTACAATGCGGTTGGCGCGAGTGAGGATGAGGAATGACACCTTGGCGCGGTCGCCCATACGGTGGGAGTTGAGAAAACTTGCTACGTCATGCGAACCGAGTACCTGCGGTTGTGTCATCGGGTCATAGTCGGGAGCGAATATCTGTTTGTCAAGGGTATATACCTTTAATCTGTGTTCCTTGGCAGGGGTGCGCTTAACTCCAACGTCAGCATTGTTGCTTGTGTCAAACGTGCCGTATTTCCCCGTCTTGAGGTTGATGATAACACCCAATACAGGCACATCGCACATTGACTCAACTTCTCTGAGTACCTGTACGTCTTGCGGCGAGCATTTCAGTTGCCCGCTTGGATGGTTGTGTACGAAATAGACTTGGTCGGGTTTGATGCGGTTGTATGCAAGAGAGGCGGTCGGCACATCTACCATTGTAGCATTGAACGTGCCCATGCCGAGTTCTATGACGGTGGGCTTGCCGTTCTTCACATATACCACAAATGAGTGCTCCTTGGCTGCATCTTCAAGAGCGGAGAAGATGAAAGCAACATCGTCTGCACTCTTTATCCGTGCGCCGGAGGTGAAACTGAACGACTTGTTCTCTGTGAACTGACGATCAACAAGACTGAACTCTCCCTCGGCGGCATTTAGTCCACTAATGTTGGAGGTTGTAATGGGGGTATCTTTCTTCCGTTGTACTCCTGCTCGTCCGGCCCCGCTATCAGCTGCTCCGTCTTCGGGTTCGGATACGGCGTAGGCTTCGGGGTTGGCCGAGTTGTAGCGGACTGTTTTGCCATCTTGTGTTTCATAACTATTCGCAAATTTACTGCTTTTTTCTGGATTATACGCAGGGGTAGGCTCTCCGGCTTCTTCAGTCTCGGAGTCTTCCTCTGTATATTCGATATTGGCAGCGGCTTCAACTTCCTTATCCATGTCGGCATATTTGGCCTCCTTTTCTTCCATCTCCTTCTTCATCAGTTCCTCGTATTCCGCGAGTTTCTGCTGGGCTGTGGCAAGTTCTTCGGTGTGCTGGAAAGGTACGCCGTCTCGGGCTTCCATGGATTTCAGTTCGGCATTGTTGCGTTCTATTGACTGCTGCGCAGCTTCTAATCGCTCACGGAAGTCTTTGCCGCTGATGATATTATCCACTATGTCCGTAACTGCATTCTTTATGCGATTGCCCCATACGCTATATTTTATACCGAGTTCGGGGCATAAAAGGGTCATGTTGCTGGCTGCTGACGAGAAAAGGTCTGTGCCTACACCGTTCTGTACTACCTCTCTTGATATTTCGGTGTGCACATTGAAGTCAATGCCACCAACGGTGATAGTTATATCAATCGTAGCAGGACGAGTGCTATAGCTATCTCGCACTTGAGCCTCTATTTCAGCCTTCTTCTTGTTCTGTTCCTTGAAAAAGTCTTCCATTTCGTCAATAGAGGCAAAATGCTTTTTGCCTACGATTATACCATCGACAACCGCGGCCTCTACTTTTGCAAGGTATTTTTGATTTTCCGCTATGCGTTCCTCTGCCGCTTTGTTCTGACCAACTAATTGGCGCGTACGATTGTGGATATAGGTCTGGTCTGCCTCGTAGTTCTTGAGTTTGGCAGTCAGCTTGCGCACCTCTTTCTCAATTTGGTTCTTGAGCATGGCATACTCAGAGCCGGAAAGCTGGGCGGTGATGTCGCCAAAGAGGTCTTGGTCTTCTTCCATAGAGCGGCTCTCCATGGAGTTTTCCATGAGTTGCTTGCCGTTCATGATAGAGTCGGCAATCGCTCCCTTGGTTTTCAGACGCTGATATGCGGTTACGTCAAGAGAGTCCTCAACGCCGAAGCGCAGGATGCGGACGGGCAGACCCCAATCATTGTGCATGTTGCCCTGACGCAGAAGACGGCCATTGCGCTGCGTGTAGTCCATAGGACGGTTGGGCGCGTCAAGGTGGATAAGAGTGTGAAGACGCTCCTGTATGTTCACGCCTGTACCGAGTGTGAACGTACTACCCATGATGACGCGAACCTCGCCGGAGTTGACTTTGTCGAAGATGTCAAGTTTCTTCTTGACGCTCATGTCGGATTTCATCACCACAATCTGCTCGGCGGGGATGCCGTTTGCGATGAGTTTCCTGCGGATGTCCTCATAGAGGTTGAAGCCCGTGGCCTTGTTCTGGTAGTTGTCGGCGAAGATTGCGACCGTGCCCTTATAGCCCTTGGTTTCCTCAAGGGTGCGCAGGGTTTGGCGCACGGCCTCGTTGGTCTTGCTATGCGGGTCGTCCTCCGCGCCTTCTTGAACGAGACGTGCATCTACGGCGGCGGCTTTTGCAATGCCGTACATCACAAGGGGAATGTGGCTGTTGGCTTTCTTCTCCTTGCCGCTCATCTTGTCGTATTTGTCAAGTTGCTCCTTGACATATTTCATGATGCTGCGGAGGGCGCGGGTCTGCGGCAGGTAGATGTCCTGCGCCTTGCCGCCCTCCAGCTGCGGGATTTTGTCGCTTACGCCTCCGGCCTCGCGTGTGAGCACGGTGTCGGCGACACTCGCCCAAATGCGCACGAGTTCGGGCAGGTTGACGTAACCTGCAAAGCGGTTGTTCTCTTTGTATTTGCCGCTGGTGGTGAACTCAAGCATTTGCTGAATGTTGCCGAAGTTGCGCACGAAGTCGTCAAAGTAGTAGATGCCGTAAGCTTTCATCTCGTCAGCTGGCATCAGATAGCGCATGAACGTCCATATCTCGGCTGCGGTGTTGGAGATAGGTGTGCCCGTGGCAAAGACCACGTTCTTGCCGCCTGTCTTCTCCAGAACAGACTGCACTTTGAGGAATACGCCCTGCGACTTTTTGCTGAAAGATGGGTCAACGCCTTTCACGCCGCGCTGCATGGCGGTGGCAAAGCCGAGGTGTTTGTATTCGTGAGCCTCGTCCACAAGTACAGCATCAATGCCCATGCTGTCAAAATCTTCAATGGCATCGGTCTTGCGGTCAAGCATTTCACGCGCCTTTACCTCGGAGTTCTGCCTACGCACGGCGGCTTTCTTTGCATCTTTCTCTTTCTTCTTGGTGGTCGGCGCAATAGAACCTGTTTCGTGGAGTTGTGCAATCTCTGCGCGGGCTTTCTCAATCTCGCGCTTTGCGGCATTGACAATGGGGTTTCTGCCGTTGTTGGGGTCGGCGGCTTCCATCTGCTCCAGCACAAGTTCCTTCTCGGCAATCTTGTCTTCAATGAACTTGGTCTGACGTTCAACACTGTCGGGGATGCGCTCAAATACCGACTGAGGCACGACAATCATATCCCAATCGTTGTACTTGATTTTGGCGTAGAATGCCATGCGGCCTTCCTCGTTGCGGTCGGCGTCTTCAAGCGTCAGTATCTTGGCGTTGGGATAAAGTGCCTTTGCGCTGGCTACAAACTGACCGACCGTGGCGTTCTGTACCACAATCATAGGTTTGCGGGCAGTGCCGAGGCGGCGCATCTCCATTGCCGTTGTAATAAGGGTGTAGGTCTTACCTGTTCCGACCTCGTGAGCCAACAGAACGGGCTGCGTGGTCGCACGGATGACGGCCTTGGCTTGGTGGGGACGCAGCTGGAACGGATTGCCGTTTACAACGGTTGCCGCGCCGCCGAAGTGCGAGGGGACAAAGTCATCGGGAATGGTCTTGGGCACGGAGTTGTTGAACTGCTCGTTATAGACCTCCTCCATGTGCGTTGACATATCGGGGTCTGACTGCATCTGCACTCGCGCCCAATCCTTGAAGTCCTGCCTAATCTCGTCAACCTTTGCGGCGCAAGCGGCGGTGGCCATCGGGTCAGTCTCGGTTACGCTCTCGCCGCCGACCTTTGTTGTCTTGCTGACGGTTATGGTCTTGTTGGTGATTGCTGCTGCTATGAGTTCATGGCCAGAAATAAGAACGTTAAGCTTCTCACTGCGCACACCCATGGCAGTGTTCTTGTCATTCTTTGTGTAATACGGCTCATCCATGTGCCATGTGCCGCCGACATTCGTCAGCTTGACCTCAAGGTCGGTGCGCTCCTTTATGTAGCGTTCATAGAGTTTGGGGTCAATCCATGACGAGCCGAGGGTAAATTCAATGAGGTGGGCGGGGATGTTCATTGGGATTACAGCCTCCAGAGCCTTGATGTTCGGATTGTATGCGCCGCCTGCGCTCTCGTTGGCTTCCTTCGCCTGACGCAGTTTTTCGCGCACATTGCCGCTGAGGTATTCATACGACACCTCCATCTGCCCGGTCATCGGGTCTTCAAAGCCCAGACCGCAGCCTACAATCTCACCTTTGATAGCTTCGGGCGATTTGCCCAGCTGCTCTGCAAGATATTCGGTATCAATGCGGCCAAACTTGTAGATGCTGGCAATAATACCGTCCTTGACATTCTTGGGCGCAGGTTCGCTCTCCTTGTCAACCACACGGCGGCTGAAAATATCAGTCTTGCCGTATGTAATTTCCTTTGTACCGTCCTGCAAACCTTTCTCCTTGACGGTTTCAAGTGCGGCGATGCTCGGATAGTCTATGTCATTGTTGCGCAGCCATGCAATGTTCTTGTTGCGGTTGAAGTTGCCGTAACGCTGCACAAACTTGTCGTATGCCGCATTGAGACGGTCAAGCAATGGCTGGAGTCCTGCATCGTCATCGTGCTCGGTCTGATACTTCAGAACGTTTGCAAGCGCGCTCTTAACCTCGTTGTAGTCATTGAAGACCTCTGTCTTTGTATGTCCTTTGACTTTGTTGGAGTTGATGCCGAGAGGAACGGCGCGACCCATGCGGGCAACGCAGAGTTCTCCGTTGCTGTCAAGTACCATACTGCCTTCCTTAACACCCTCGCCGAGGGCTTCATTGACGCGCATGGTCTCATCTTTAGTGGCTTCAATGCCCTGCTCACCCGACCAATCTTTTTCGGCAAGACTTTTGACCCATGCGGCCATACGTCCTGCCTGGTCGGCAGTACGAGTGGGAAACAGACCCATAGAGGTAGGTCTGTAGCTGTCTCCCTGCTCAAAACCGAAAAACATCTCGCCGCCCATGTGTTCCGGGTGCTCAATGAAATAGCGGTTAATCAGCAGGGGCAGGTCTTTGGATTTGCCGTAGTCGTCTGTGTATGTTACGACCTTGGCGGGCATTACGGTGCTCACGTCAATGGCATGGGCACTGCGGCGACCGTTCACGCGCTTGCGGACAACGATGATGTCAGAAGTTGCGGCTGTGCCGCCGAATGTCTGATTGTGCATACGGAACACGCCGACAACGTCTGCATTGCCCTCCTTGCTGCCGATGAGCCAATCGCGGAGTTTCTGCGACTTGTCAAGTGTGCCGCTTGATGTGATGAAGATGCCGATGCCGCCCTCACGAAGTTTGCGGACATTCTTGGCAATACAGAAGTCGTGGATGTCGCGGAACTTCTTACTGAGGTCGCTGTCACCGCTCTCGTCCATAACGTGCAAGCCTGTAACGAAAGGCACGTTGGTAATGGCGAGGTCAACACTACCGTTACGGACTTTGGTTTTCTCAAAGCCCTGCACCTCCACCTTTGCATCGGGATAGAGCAACGAGAGGATGCCGCCCGTGGTGTTGTCAATCTCAACGGCATGGATGCTTGAGCGACCGCTGATGTCGGCGGGCATAAGTCCTATAATGTTGCCGATACCTGCAGAGCCTTCAAGGATGCTGCCACCCTTGAAGCCGAGTGCCTTTGCAATATCCCACATTGCGTCAATCACGGGCGCAGGAGTGTAGTAGGCACTGTTGCGGCTCATAACCGCAGCATCGTATTCTTCGGGGGTCAGCAGCTGTCGCAGACGCTCGTTGATGGGATTGCGCTCCCATTGGTTACGAGCCTCTTTGAATGCTGCGCCCAAACCGCCCCAACCGCTGTAACGGCGAAGCACCTCCATCTCCTTGGGGGTGGCGGTCGCTCCTGCGTTCAGTAGTTTGCGGGCAAGTTCGATGGCGGCGATGTTCGCGTCAATACGCGCTTTCTCACCCTTGGGGGCATAGTCAACGCCGCGCTCGGCATGGTTGTTGTGAGTGTTCTTCGGCTCGGTTAAGCTTCGCTCGCCCTTATGTGGTTGAGATACGCTTCCGCTTCGCTGGGAGTCAGACACAGTATGCACTCCACTACGCTTAGCCACTCCTCGTCCGTCAGGTCGCTCATCTTCATGTTCTGCGCTCTCTCCCAACGGTTCATTAGGTCGCGGTTGCTGTCTCCCTCGCCCGGCTTCTTCGGCGCGAGGTTGTAAGTCAGTTTTCTCATTTGTCTTTGGTTTAGATGTGGTATTATCTTTCTGCGAAGATACTGAATTATCCTCAGTATCAAAAAGGTTGCCGAATAAATTGCCCATAGTCTGCTCCGGCTCAACGCTCGGCTTCTTGTCGGCTTTCGGCTTCTCCACCTCTCCACCTTTGTCTTCGGCGGTCGGTGCGCCAGCATGGGCAATATCGTACGGGGATATTTTGACTGTTCCCGGCTCGCCCTTTACGCCTACGATGTAATCCGTCAACCGAGGCTCGCCGCCGTTCTCCTGCTGATGGTTGGCAACTAACACAACGGCTTCGCGCCCGTCTTTCAGCGTCACCACCCCGTGGTACGCCTCATCCTTCTTGCGCGGTTCAACAGGCGTTTCAGTCGGCTGAGGCTCGGCGGGCACATCGTTGCGCACCTCGTCCTCGGGGAGAAGGTGGCGTGTGTCGCGGCGAATGTCGGCCAGCAGGTCATCATAGGTAACCTCGGCGGTGAAATGGCGGTTGGCTGTTACATAGTGGTCGCTACCTGTCGCGTTGGGGTTCTCAACGCGGAAGTAGCCGCCCGACACCTCAAGGTTGTCAGCGTAGCCATAGAACGGAATACGGCTCTTGCCACCGCGCTCTGCGGCAGGTTCAACACTGATATTGATATGTAGTTCGGCGTTCTCGTTCAGCGGCAGACAAATGGAGATGTCGCCGCAAGCGGGCGCGAGGTTGCTGCGGACTGCATAGAACGTCTTCTTATTGACCTTGCCTCTGGTGGTGAGACTTTTTATCTTGCCGATGTCAAGACCGAGGTCTTTGGCAAGCTGCTGCGTGAGCCGTGCGGCATCGTCCACAGCTTTCTTCTCGGCGGTGAGCATATAGCCGTAACTCTCATGGAACTTGCTCGGGTCGCTTGTATCGGCTTCGTAGTAGCCCAGCAGAGCCAGCTGCTCATTGACGGCCTCTAATTCTTTGTCAAGGTCAGCAATGAGTCTTTCGGCATCTTGCTCAGTTCTTGCAGACGGGAGTTGGCTTTCGACTTGACTTGCAGTAGCCTCTGCTTTGTCTGCAATAGCTTCTGTATCTGCTGATGCTTCGTCAGCTTCTTTCTTCCTTTGCTCATTTCGTTGGTCTTTGAGTGATTGAACTACTTGGTCGGTCTGCTGCTGCGAGGTCTGCTCGCTGGCAACGTGCTGCGCGGTTGCGATAATGTCTTTTGCTCCGGGCTTGTCAAAGTTATAGACATCAAAAGCCTTTACGGTCTTTCGGTCGTCCATTTCCTCATCCCAGCCCAGCTGCATGACTTCCTCCATGTTCTGCGCGGCGGCGTAGAGGGATTTGAGGTGAGGACGGATTGCATCGCCCACCTCGTCAATCATGGCCTCGGCGTAGTCGGAGAATTTGCGAAGACCACCCTTCATCATTAGGTAGGTCATGCGCGTTCCCATGCGGAGCACCTCGGCATCCATCTGTTTGGGCTGCGGCTTGCCGTAGCTTGCGGCCTCTTCCTGCGCGATTGTGTCATCGCTGCCCAGATGTGAGCGGAGGTTGTTGCGCAGGTCGTCAAACTCGGCGGCATCCTCATCGCTAATCCATCTGCGCTTCTTTGGCTTCGGAGGCTCCGTTTCAGTCGGCTTGGCGTGGTCGCTCAGTTTGGTCTCTCCCTCGGAGTAGAGGTCGGCAAAGACATCCTCAATGCTTACTTGATTGATGGGCGACTTCCGACTCTTTTTAGTGCCCGATGCTTTAGCTTCAGGTTTATTGCTCCCTTTGTCTGCTGGTTTGGGTTGTTCTGCGGGAGTTATGTCAGCAATAGAGAGCGGGGCTTCGTCTGCGATTTCATCTTCAGATTTGCCCGCAAACTCGTCCGCAAACGCCCTGGCATCTTCTTGGCTGCGGAGCATCCAGCCGCCTGTTTCGCGGTCGTACCAACCTTTAACGGCCTTTGCCTTGGCGCGGAGGGTTGACATTTCCTCCTTGGATAAGTCGCGGTCAAAGGTTACGAGATATGTGTCAAGGGTCTTGCCCTGCTTGTTGGTGTACGGCTTTGGCTCAATCTTGTAGCCTTTACCGACCGTCTGATTTGCAGGGGTCTCGGGTGCGGTAGGCTTCTCCGGCTCAGTTGTGCCCTCGTCAGCGGGCTTAACGCTCTTGTAGTCAGCAAATGGTTTGGTCTTGCGATGGCTGCTCTCAATCCACTTCTTGAAATCATCAAGGGAAACAGCGGACACAACGAGTTTGCGCCCATGCTGCCAACTGTCCTCATAGTTTCTGAGGTAGTTGCCAAAGGCGGCATCGCGGTCGTTGAAGCCGAGCATAACCTTGTGCTCGTCAAACGTGCCATCGGGATTGTATTGGTCAACGACATATACATTCTCGCTGTTCCACTTGTCGGGGGCATCGGAGAGGAATACGTCAATGTGGTCGCCGTCCACACCTTCCGTGCCACGAATGTAGCCGTAGGTGTTTTGCATGGTGGTCTGCCACTCATTGCCGTTGGCATCCTTGCCACGGCGCACTGAGCCTTTGGGCTGCTCAATGGTAATGTCAAACCCTCCGACCTGCACATGGCCTTTCTTATAGTTGCCAGCCTCTTTCTGTGCCTCGGTTGGTTCGGTGTTCACCTCGGCCTCGGCGGCGGCAACCTTTTCGGCAACAGGCGCGGGCGTAACGGGTTCTTCGGGAGCGGACTCGGTTACTGCTGCGGCGGCTGGCTCTGTGCTGCTATCGCTTTCAGTTCCTGCTCCACGCTTGGACGGTTCTGTTCCTGCCGGATTTTGTTCTCCGCTTGCAGGTGGTTCATTGCCTCGGAGTTCCCCTCCTTGGCCGTTTTGATTATGGAGAGCCACATCAGCACCTCCATTGGCGACATTGTTGTTTCCATTCTTTGCGGGTTGATAATCTATGCCTAATACTTTATTGACAACCTCGGCGAGGGGATATTCGGTGGTGTCGGCCTCCTCAAAGAGAGTAGCCGCCTTTTTGCCCTGCGCGAGGTCGTACATCTGGTTGAAATACGATGCGAGAGTGCTCTGCGACAAATCTGACGCTTTATACATTGCGGCCAGATGCATTGCAAAGTTACTGAAATTATCCGAAGGTGAAACGGTTTCAAACCTATCGTCAAGCGAGAGGACACGCTTGTAAGCCTCAACAGCGTTAAGACATTCCTCCAATTTCTTTGCCGAGGCAAACACGGGGTCTGTCATCAGTTCATTGTAGGCGACAATAGATGCTTGGAGTTCGGGCAGGAGTCTTCCTGTAAAAGGCGAGTCCATGTCGCGGAATGCCGTTGAGAGTATTGCGCGTTGAGCCTTGGCCGGAAGTTTGTCGAACATTTCCTCCAGCTGCTGTGAGCCGCCTTTGAATACGGCTTGGTAGAGCACTTTCTGCAGGTCGTTCTTGGCTTCGGCGGTAAGATTGCCTTTGGAGTCGAATGCCGAGCGATACTGTGTGCCTGTAATAGCCCCGGTCTGCGCCATCCATTTCAGAACCTCCGTGCCGTTGCGGTCAACAAGCTGGCCGAAAGACGCATCTTCATCGCCGCTGTTCAGCAGCATATTAGCAAAGGTGCGCATACCATCGCCCAATTTCTGTGCAACGTTCTTCGGCTTGATGCGCTCCACACCTCCACTCTCGGTGTCCTGTGCCGTCATCATGCCCAGACGCACGGCTTCGGCATCATCCACGTCAAGCATGTTTACGAGAACGGGATGCTCCAAATTGGCAACTGCTTCGGGGTCAAGACCGAACTGCGCGGCATTGTCAATGATGTACTGACGATACTTGCCCTGCTGTTCGGGCAGGTTGTTCTCCCATAGATAGCGGAGTGCGTCACTGCGGTTGTTGCCTTGGATGACCTCGCCGCGAGTGTTGACGGTTGGTGCACCTGTGTAGGCGGTAGCACTGCCCGTGATTTCTTCGGGGCGAATACCCTCGGCGATTTCACGCGCTGCCATCATGGAAACCTGCTCGGCGCGGTTCTTGGGCTGTGCGTCCTCAATAAAGAACATGGGGTTGCGGTTGCCCTGTATGTGCGAGGGCTGCAACTGTGCTGCATCAATGACAGCAACGCGGCCTTTGGGCAGGTCGTTCTGCGAGAACTTGACCTCAATCTCCTTACCTGCGACACCCTGCAACGGCTCTTGGCGCGTGAATAACTGACCTTGGAAACGGCGAGCACCACGCTTGCGGGCATTTTCGGGAGTATCAAGATGCCATTCGGGAATACCCTCAAGGGCTTCACGCTCGATGCGTTCCTGTTCCTCGCGAGCTGCTTTATCTACGGCCTCCTGCTCGGCGCGGGCTTGGGCAGCGGCTCTCGCCTCTGCTTCCTGCTGTGCGCGGATAGCATCGGAGCGGCGTTTGGATGTTCCGGCGATACGCTGCCATGTGGCGAGTTCATTCTGTGCGGCTGTGATAGCGTTCTTGCGCTGCTGTTCTGCTGCCATGAACTCGTCAAGGTCTTCGGTCGGTTTAGTCTTCGCTTTCTCGGCTTTCTTGAGCGCGGCTTCCTTGGCGGCTACCATATTGTCGGCATAGGACTGCGCCATTGCCTCATCATTAGTTTTCTCTACAAGAGCATCCCATGCCGTGTCGGTATCTGGTGCTCCGGCAAAGTTAGGTTTCCCTTTCTCGTCAAGAGGTATGCGAGAAAGCGCGGACTGCGGCTGTTCGGGCTGTGCGTTTGGCGCGGGGTTCTCTGTCTGCGGAATATTTTCGGGCGCAATGTTGCCGTTTTGTGGAATATTTTTGCCAGCGGTGTTGCCGCTTTCGGGAACGTTGGGAACGTTTTCGGAGTTCGCGGGAACGTTTTCGGCAGAATTGGGAACAGTACCAGGCATTGCATCTTCGGCGGGCTGCGGCGCAGGGTTCGCCATTCCTTGACGTTCCTGCTGAACGTGCTCGTAACCGTCAAGCATACCGCGTCCGAAGTCGGTGAGGTTTCCAAGATTGCGGAGGTTGTCAATCTCCTGCGCCAGCTTTTCATCACTCATGGCAGCAGCATCGCGCAAACCTGCATCGCGCCCGTTGTCGTATTCAACAACATTCGCTCCACCTGCGGCGGGCTGTTCTTCGGTCTTGGGAGCGTCCGGGGTATAATCTGTGAGGACGGCATCAAGTTCCTCGTCAGAGGCATAGAGCAATTTGTCCGTCTGTCCCTCAAGGTAGTATTCGTGTCTGCCATCTTCGTCAAGGTAACCCGTGAGCACGCCGCGGCTCTCTGAGCCGTCCGCATTCCTCACCTTAATAATACCAGAGGTGTACTTGGGAGATTCGGCGGCGGGTGCGGCGGCTTCAGTTGTGGGTGCGGCTTCGGGTGCAACCTCGGCGGGCGCGGCTTCCATGCTATCTTCGGGGTATTCCTCGTAGGTAAGGATAGCCTCGGGCGACACCATTTCTTCCTTGCCCGTCTCAACGTCACGGATGACAATGGTGCGGTCGCTGCGCTCGTTGTCAACCATCGCACCGTCATCAGTCATGACAACACGACCATCAATAACTTCAACTTGGCGGTCTTGATATTTCATGGTTGCCCTGCCGACTGCTTTCTTTGGTGCATCGGTGTCGGTCGCAGGTTTGTGTGGGTCTATGTCATTGAGGGAACCGGGCTGCTCAAACCGAGGGTCTATCGGCTCAGTGGGGTCGCCGCCGGGGTTTTCATCTGTGAGTCGCTTCTGATTGGTGATGTCTTCGGCTTCAACGTCACTGACGCCATTGGAGCGTTCTTTTACGTTGTCGGGGAGAAGGACGCGTCTGTATTCTTCTACAGCCAACTTCTCTGCCTCGGTGCGGCGGCTTGCGTCTTTGCGGATAGAAGCGTCTATGTTAACGCCGTATTTGGCATTGATTTCGCCGCGCATAACATCGGTAACCTCAGTTTCCACAAAGTCGCCCATTGCGTCAGTCACCTTGCGAAGAATGTTTTGCTGTGCTTCATTGAACTGTTTGTCACCTCCACGCAAGTGGTTGCGCCGGGCTTCCTCGCAGATACGGTACACCTCAAGAGCACTCCATCCGTTCTCGGCTGCTACTGCGCGACTGGCTTCCTGCAATCTGTTTTCAAAGTCGGCGGTCTGCTGATAACGCTCGCCTATCTCAACTTGGTTCAGCTCGGCTTGGCGGTCGATGCGCTCCAACTCGAGGTCGGCGGCATGGCGGCTCTTGAAGTTGCGTGATGTTACGACACCATTGGCGCCGTAAGATTTCACATCATATCCACCTTTGCCGTCTTCTGTCATTTTGCCATACATAATTGTTGATGGCGGCAGTTGACGGCCAGTGGCATAGTAATACATTTTTGCTCTTGCGGCCTCGCTGACACGGCTGTCTGTAACCATGTCGGTAAGTCTGCTGACGATACGAGGTGCATCAGCTGTGATTAAAGCCCCTTCGGCGGCATTGCCAGTCTTCTCGGCGCTGTTGACAAGTTCGGAAAGGTCGCCATAACCGTAGCGCTCCAACTCGGCTTTCTCATCCTTTGTGAGTTCCATGGGACTGGAAACAGCGTCCATACGCTGACGCAGTCGGCTCTCAAAGTCAAGGCGGTTTTTCGTGCCGTTTGTGGGGTGCTCAAACGAGGCGTGGAGGTCGCTCAAAACGCCAGCTGCGCTCTTGAGTATATGTTTGGCCTTGAAACCGACCATCATTGTCATGTTGTCAGTCCAGACGTCCATCGCGCCCCTTTTGGTGGGGTCGCCGTCTTCCTTTTGTGCGTTCTCGTACCATTCGGGGACAGAGAAGATGGTGCCTTCAAGCATAGTTGCACCTGTGTAGACACCTGCGCGTTCCCCGACCTTGGCCATTGGGTTCGATGTACCCCTAACGAGAGCATCCGACACATTGCCTGAAACAGGCGTAATCCAGCCAATGGCAGCGCCCATAACCGCACCATGGAGCATCTGCTTGCCTATGGCTCCGGCTGAGTAGTCCTCAATTTGGTAATGGCCCACATCGTCCATTCCGACTACATGACCACCGTGTACAAACTGGTTCTCCGCTTCCTTGATGCCTTCGTAAGTGCCAAAGTTGGCCGAACCGCCCACAATTCCTGCGGCAATGCGACCCGACATAGAAGACGCGAATTGGCGGGTTGCGGCTTGTGTTGCCGCTTTGGTGGTTATTCCTGCCGCGCCGCGCGTCAACATATATCGACCACCGACCCATAGAGCACCTTTACCAGCGAGACCCCCGACACCGCCGGAGAACAACATGGCGGGGTCGGCAATCATACCTGTTACCGTACCTGCAACGCCAAGTACCTTGTGACCGTTTTCTTCATACTGCGCATTGGCGGCTTCGTAGGCTGCCATGTCGCCGGTCTTGCCAACATGATTGACGGCAAGACCCTTGCCTATACTCGTCATGAGGTTGGCGTCGGTCACTTTGCGCATGAAATAATCAAGGGCGTTCTTCGGAGCGTTCTTGGCGACAGCAAGATTGTACATGCGCAGGTCGGACTGTTGGCGGGCAAGTTCCTTGGCTTGGTTGTAGGCCACAATATCATCGCAACCGGGGTAACGGCGCAATAACATTTGATAGCAGTCATCAATAATGGCCTCCTGCCGTTTCTCGCCGAGGTTATTCCACGCAGCGTCCATGAGGGCATCCAAATCATGTGTTGTTAGACGGTCGGCGAAATTGTCCACGGTCTCAATCTGCCTAATGGCGACAGCGTCAGAACTATTCATGGCAAAATTGTTTGTCATGAAATCTGCATTGGCGCGGTTACGGTCAACGGCGGCGCTATATTTGGACTCCGCCGACTGCCACGCGGCTTCAGCCGAATTGTCCGGGTCGTTTCGTTGCCAAAGTCCTGCAAGGCTGGTGTCGAACACCTGCTGACGTGCATCGTCATCCCATTTGTCGTGGAGAGCCTTAGACCGCTTGCCTTCTTCAGTATTGTTATACCACCAATTGTTGTATTCAGTATTGCGGCGGCTCTGCTCAAGGCGAGACGCAACCCTGTCGCCTGTCACGGTGTAGTAGGCAGTCTCCATCTTCCCCGTCTGAGGATTAAACTCGCGGACACCTTGGCTGGCGTTGAATGCCGTGCCTTTCTTGACGTTCTCCATGCGCTGCCGTCCCTCATCCATTGTCTTTTGGAAAGACTTCATGGTTGAGTTCATCTGGTCTTTCATTGCTTGCATCTGAACAGGAGAGGGTTTCCACCCCTCCGGCTGTGCGGGTTGAGCGGTGGATGTAACCGTAGGCTGTACGGCAGCAGATTGAGCGGTGTTGTCCTTGACGGGCTGAACGGTTGTGGAGGTAGGGGCGGCACTCTGAGGCTGGGCGGTAGATTGAGCCGGAACAGGTGGAGCGACCGCACCAATGTCCTGTGAAAATGTATCGAAGTCGGGCAGGTCGTAAGCTGACTGCATACTGTTGTAGAAACGCTTGCGCTTCTGTTCATCCTTCATGTCTTGCTGAAATGTATCGAAATCGGGCAGTGAGAAATGTTTCAAGCCGTTCTGATACAATCTGCGTATGTTGTCATTGGGGTTAGCCATGATAATGATGCTTTAGTCGGTTTAATATGCCTTTGGTTTTTCGCCTGTCTCCAGCCCTGCGACTTGTCGGATTGCGTTCTGCGTAGCCGGAGAGCCTTCGACATTCGCGCCGATGGCGATAAGCATTGACTCGGTTGAGGGTTCTTTGTAACCGATGACGGTTGTATTGCCTAAGATGTCCTTGCCCATAATCGGGTCGCCCTGTACCTTGGCGCGAACATCGGCGGGCAGGGTGTGGTAAATACGGGAAACGGTCTGAGCATTGAGTTTGTCAAGCGACAGAGTAACGTTGCCGTTGCCGCTGCCGAGGTTGAAAGTCATCTGACCCTGTTGCACCTGCTGTGCGAGTCGCTGTGCCTCTAAGCCGATACGCTGTTTCTCCAAACTTGTAGAAACGTTGAACTGACGGACGCTCTCATTGAACTGACGTTCCCAGCGTTTGCCTTCTTCCTCATGCCATTCGCCTTGACGGTCAAAGTTGGCTTGCCACTGACGGACGCGCTCGTCATAGTCCTTATTGCGGAATGCGACATCGTCCGCGCGGTCTTGTCTGCCCTCGTCATGGGCGCGGTCTTGACGTGCAAGCGTCTGTTCGGTCTGCCATGCTTGAAGTCCTCGCTCCTTGTCGGCATCTTTGAGTTTGCCTATGGTGAGCGCATAATTGAGATACTTGTCGGCATCCGCTTCACGCTGCGCCTTTTCTTTGTCAAACCGTTCTTTGGCTTTGGCTGACATGCCCTCCTTGGGGTTGTACATATTGGGTGCATACTGAGAAGTGTACGCAAGATTGGCAATTGACTGCACTGCATCCGATATTCCGCTGATGATACCTTCGGCTTTTTGGCGGCGGCGCAGTTTCTTCAGTTCCTCCTCGGTCAGAGGCTTATATTCCGCCATGCGCTTCTCCAATTCTGGAATAAGGTCGGCATAACTGCTGACCTTAAACTCCTCGGGGATAGTGGACGAGATAGGCGTAACGGTTGTAGTCTTGACCGTGGTAGATGAAGCGGGGGGATTGCCGCCGTCAGCCGCGGGCGCGGGAGTGGCCGCAGGTGCGGGTTTTGGCGCGGGAGCGGGAGCAGCCGTGCCGCCGTTGACGGGTTTTGTCGGGTCTTCCGGGTCTGTCGGCGGGATTACAGTGCTCCGAACGTCTATAATTGGTTTGTTGGGGTCAATCATGGTCGTGTGATGATTTATTTAGAAAAGACCTGCCATGTTTGCTCCAGCAGATGCCACACCCTGCACAGCTTGGCTTACTGCATTGGCTTTGCCAATTTCAAGGTTCTGCAACTGTTGGTTGAGGTCGCTCTTGGTCTGCAGGTACTGCGACTCAATTTGGTCTTTGCGGCGTTCGCCGTTGACAGCAATCTGCGAAGTGGCATCTGCGATTGCCTGAGCGTTGGCGGCTTTGGTCGCGGCAACACTTTCCTCCGTGCCACCCATGACAGCAGCACTGCCAGCAGCAGCTTGATTGCGTCTCCGTATGGCTTCATTGGTCTGCGTTAAGATGCGTTGAGCGTCAGCCCGCTGCGTGGAGTCCTCGTTATATCGGCGGTCGTACCAATCTTGGTTCTCCTTCTTCTGTTCTTCAACCATTTTCTTGGCTCGTTTCATAGCCTTGGATGCGGAGATACCGCCGAAGATTGCTCCGCCGATACCTAATGCTCCGCCTATCGCGCTGCCGAATATGCCCATATCTAATCTTGAGAGTTAAAAAGTTATATTTATATGGCAAAGGTAAAGCCTTACCTTTGTGCCACATCTTTAAGTTTTGGATTACCATGGCACAAGGACGAAAAACAGGAGGCCGACAGAAAGGCACTCCCAACAAACCCAACCCATTGAAAGAGCAACTCCGGGCTAATTCTGTGGCATACTTTGAGCCGAAGCCGCAGGTTAACCCGGACGGCACTCCGCGCGTCATAGACGTGCGCGACAAAGACGGCACAATCGTTCGCTCCATCACGCTGGTAGATGCAGACGGCAACCCCGCCGTCATGTCAGACTTTGAGATTGACACCATGCAGATGGAGCCGAAAGACCGCGCCGCCATACATGAGAGGATGCTGCGCTACCATACGCCGCAGATGCAGTCGGTATCTGCCGAGGTATCGCTTTCAGGCGACATCACGGCCACCGTTGAGGAGCGGCTTGCCAAATTAGCCACCGAAAACGACAACTGAGGCTCGTCTATTTCGGTCTATATTTAGACCTCGAACCAAATATCGCAGCCATAATGTTAATAAATGCAAATACAGCGGCAAAACATCCCGATTATGGGTTTTCGCGGAGTTAATTGGGGTTTACGCGCCGAAAACTATCATTTCAGCGGAGAAAACCCGAGTTTCCGCGGATTTCCGCAGCAAAAACCAATTTCCGGCAATAACCCGCATTTCCGCGCCGGATTGAAAAAGACAAAATCATTTCAGCGGAGAAAACCCGAGTTTCCGCGCCGAAAACCGGGGTTTCTTCCGTCCGAAAGTACACAAAAGAAATAAAAGAATATATAAAGAAATATCTACTGACGTAGATATAAAGAAAAACCACAACCGCGCCGCCCTCATTTTTGCCATTTGTTAAAAAGTCTTTATTGATTTTTGAGGCATAGAAAAGCCGCCCCTGCTTCAAGCAAAGACGGCGATTGGGAGAGAAAAGAAAAAGTTGCGCGAAAAAGAAAAGAGGGGGTGCGGCTCAAAAGCCTTTGCCCTTCATCCGTTCGTAGGTCTGCGAAAGAGCCTTGTCAACGATTTCAATTCGGAACTGCACCATGCTGCGCGTTGGCACATCATCGGGGACGAAAGGCACAAGAGCCTTGATGACCTCATCCACGTTGTTGAAGCCAATATTTTCCACGCTGCCCAGCTTCTTGCCGAGAAAGAACACCGTGCCCCGGACAAGATGCTTTGCCGAGAAACGGAAAAAAGTATCCTCCTGCTGCGGCTGCTTGCCTTCCTCGTTGGAAAAGAATACCAGATTAACAACTTTCTCGTTGAGTTGCCATGCCGGGGAGTAGTCGAGTTTGAGGTAGCCGCGCGTAACCTTGTGGCCGCTCGCGTGGTTCATGGCAAAGGCAACATCGCTGATAGACGCTCCGCAATCGTTCTGCGCGATAGTACCCCATGTGTGCCTGAATGTATAGACGCAGTACAGCTGCTCCTTGGGCATCAGCGTCTTCACATCGTCCTTTGTCATGTCGGGATGCTCGGCAAGCCACATGCCCACGCAAATCTGCTTAATGCCGTTGTTGACGTTTGCTCCAAAAGAGTCGGAGTCTGTGTAACGGTCGTGGAAGTCAAACAGAAACGGGTCGCCAGCCTTGGCAGCATATTTGTCGAACAGAGGGAGCAGTATAGAGGGAACCCGCATCTCCATGTATGCGTTATCAGCACGGAATTTCTTCGTCTTTGCCCGGTGGTAATGGATTACGCCGCCATGGTAGTCAGTCTTCTTGAGGTTGAACAGGTCAACCGTGTTGATACCTGCGAGACACAGCACCATCATGGCAACATCACGACCGAGTTCCGGCAACGGCTTCGTCATCTTGCTTTCGGGCAATGGAGCGGCAAAGAACTTTCGGGCATCCTGCGGAGTGATGGCAAGTTTCTCGGCGCGGTCGGCTTCCGGTATCTTCACCTTCGGCCACGGATTAGTTCGGATGCGGATAATGCCGTTGTCATAGTCGTTGTATTCCAGCATCGCCGCCTTGAAAATCTGACGGATGCAAATCGGATACATCTCCTTTGCCCGCTTGGTGGTTGAGAGCGACTTTATCCACTCGTTGACGAACTGCGATGTCATGCGCGAGAACATCAGCTGGTTTGTACCTGCATAACGCTCCAGATGGTTGTAGGCCATTTCGTAGTTGCGGGCATTGCGCTTCTGACCTGCGGCAACCATTCGGTCATAGTGCAGCCGTGCGTAATCGCTGAACGACACATCGGCATCGCCCGACTTGAGGAAGCGCACGATGTCCTGCACCGTCCAATTTTCGATGTCATGCTTGTTGAGCCGTTCCATGAAGCTGACGATGCGCCTCATGCAATACTCCAGAACATAAGGGTCGGTTACTTTGCATCCGCTTATGTGGTAGTCATCCACCAACTTGTCAGTCGGGATGTAGGCGTTCTTGCGTTTGTGCGTCACGCGGATTTGAACTTGATAGAGGCCGTCCGCACGTTTGTACTTAACCTCGGGTGAAAATGTTGGCATGATTTCTATTTGCTGAGTTGTGTTCCCATAGATAGGAACGGTTGTTTATTTGGATTTTTACTAACTTACTATATCTCCGAGGCTTGTCTTTGGTGAACGCCTGGTGAACGCCTGGTGAACACCCCTCCGTCATTGAATGAACTATTGGTGAACAAATCCCGCATGGTCTGCACGAAAACCGTGTAAAACCGTGATGAAAAAAATTAAGCGGCAAGTCCCGAATTTCAAGGACTTGCCGCCTAACTATCTGACATTTACGTTATTTAGCATA